AAAAATATAAAACTGCGCGGGATGCGTGGGTTGCGTGGGATGCGCGGGCTGCGTGGGATGCGTGGGATGCGCGGGCTGCGCGGGATGCGTGGGATGCGCGGGCTGCGTGGGCTGCGCGGGATGCGTGGGATGCGCTAATCCACTTTTTCGCTGGCGCGAAAAAGTGGATCTCGGCTCCGCCGGACTTGCTAACCACTGGACTGCGCGACGCCTACATCAATGGACTCGAGATTGCGCTACCGACCGAGAAAGATATTCTCGGTTACGCGATGAAGGAGAAATAGTCATGGCGACATCGGTAATCCCAGTTGATTCTAAGAAGTTCGAAGCTACACAGTCAGAGTTACAGAAGATGGTGTCCAGCATTGTTGTGAAAGACGCTGACACCTGCCTCACCGCGAAGACCGCGCAGCGCGACATCCGCACAGAGATGAAGTTGCGCCATTCCGTGCTTGATCCGTTTGTCATCAAGGCCAAGACCAACTATGACGAAGCGAAAGAGGAACGTCAGAAGTGGATCGGGCCGCTCGAGGCGATGGACACCGTTCTTGAAGATAAGGTCAAGGAGTACAACCGCAAAGAGCGAGAGCGCGCTGCCAGAGAAGAGGAAGAAACCAACCGCAAGAAACGCGAGGCTGAAGCCAAAGCAGCCGACGAACAGCGTAAGCGCGATGAATCAGCAGCGGCCGAGAGACGCAAAGCCGAACAGAAGGCCATCGAGGAAGCACGCAAGGCCGGCGAGTTGAACAAGCGCGAGGCTGAGAAAGCCAAGAGGGAAGCTCAGGAGCGTGAACGTCAAGCCAAAGAGTTAGCCGCGAAGAACGCCGAGGCGGAGAAAGCAAACTTCCAGCCTGTCAAGGTTCAAGCTGCCATCCCTACGGTATCCGGGGTTCCTAATCGCGTGAACTACAAGGCCGAAGTACAGCAGCCTAACTTGCTCATCAACTCATTCTTGGACGCAGTCCATATGAAAGACACGGAGCGCGCCGTCTATCTCAGGCAGTTCATCACGGTAGACGAACAGAAACTCGGAGAGGAAGCTCGCCGGGTGAAGAACTCCAAACAACTGACCGCGCTGATTCCTGGCGTTTATTTCTATGAGAACTAAACCAATGAACCGCCCTATCTTAGACAGGTGGCTTGGATACCTCAAGACGCTACGTGACGACCTGACAGCGCAGACTCTTTCGGAAGTACGGGATGGATTCTACGCTGGCGCGATAGCAGGATTGTCCATCATGGAGAGGACGCAAGGGGCCGCCGCAGACGACCTGGACGCGGAATGCCGCGAGTACATCGCAGTACTTCAAACGAGACTTGAGGAGTTGGAGAGGAAGGCTAGCAATGCACCGCATCCAAGTTAAATCTTCACAGATAAAAAGCATCGGTTGGGAGCCGAATTTCCCCGACTCCGAGACGGACAACGGAGTGCTGCAAGTGGAGTTCACCTCGCTGGCCGTGTACGAGTACAAAAACGTCCCGTACACCATCTACAGGCAATTCCTGGCAGCGGAGTCCAAAGGCTCTTACTTGGCGAATCATATCAAGGGAGCGTTTGAGTACGCGAGGTTGCACGTTCAAGGTTGTGACCCGCAAGCGCTCCCGATGGCTTGCGATGCTTCCCAATGTCCCTGTTGGTGTCACAAAATCAGAAAGGACGTGACCAATGGCGCGGTCCCAAACCCGAACCTCGAAAAAGAGCTCAAGAAGTCAATCAAAGCGGCCAAAGCCAAAAAGAGCGCCTGAGACGGCAATCGTACGGGTAGCGGCGCCGACGGAGAAACCGTGGGAACTATCCAGTCCCCAGGTTATCTTGCTCAAGAACTACCTGAAGATCGCGGACGCGAGCGACGTCGAGCTCCAAGGATGTCTTGAAGTCGCGCGCCGATACAAACTCGATCCGTTCAAGCAGGGGCAAATCTGGTTTGTGAAGCGGTGGGACAAGAATGCCAGCGCTGTCAACGGGACGAAGGGCGCCTACGTGTACACACCCCAGGTCGGCATATACGGGATGCTGCATATCGCCGCACGAGACTACAAAGACTTTGGCTCCATCTCGGAAGCTGAGTACGGGCCAATGTTCATGCACGAAGTGGAAGGAAAGAAGATCAAGGCGCCGGAATGGTGCCGCGTCAAGGCGTACAAGAAGGGTGTCGAACAGCCCACCGTCGCCACCATCTACTTTGAAGAGTTCTGTCCTGGCGCATGGGACAACGCTCGCCTGTTCTGGGCGAAGATGCCCCGGGCTCAGATCGAGAAGTGCGCTAAGGCGAGAGTTCTACGCACGGCGTACCCGGACCTCGGGGGGCTCTACATCCCGGAAGAACTGGACCGCATGAATGAGGAGACCACAGCCGGCGGGAGGCGCATTGTCGAACAGTCAGAAGTGCGCCACGGTTCCCACGAGGCTGCGCAGCGCGTACTGCAGGAGAAGTTAGCCGCGCACGCTGAGGGGAAGCCTATAGACGCGGAGATCGTCGATCCTGAGCCGCCGGCGAAGCAGCCTGCCCCATCCAAGAAGGTCAGCGGCAAGATCCCGGAGAGTGAGTATAGGAAAGAGAACGTTCCCGTGGCCGTCCCGGTAGAGCCGTGGAAGTACGCTGGTACTATTACCTTCGACTACTCGCTCGACAAGACGTTCCCGCGGATTACCGGAGACATCGCGGAACTGATGGGAGGGTTTCCAAGAGACCTGACGCTCAAGCGCAAGGACGACTTTTGGCATTGTTTCAGTGACGACGTGGATCGCATCAAGCAGGTAGCAGTAGAGAAGAACTTCAAGATCGAGGAGATACTTCCTCAAAAACCTTCCGGCGTTCCTCTAAAGCAGCGCCATGACGCGCCGGAACATCCCGGGCCAAAGGGAAGGGGAACTGGTGCCTCCGGTTCCCCTGGTCCGGTCATTCTCGCGGCCACTATTGAGAACTTTGCCGACAAGATGACGAAGAAGAAGCAGCCCATGATGACCGTGCTACTGAAACTCGAAAAAGGAAAAGTGTGGGGGAGCGCCTTCGATCATAAACTCTTCTCGCTGATTGGAAGCGCCAAGGGGAAGGACTGCGAGATATACGTGAAGGAGAGCGAGGGATACGGGCCGACTATTCTCGGATTCAAGAGAGTCGGTACGCGAGAGTACGACGAAGATGGAATCACGCCGGTAATCCAACGGTCTGAGCAGCAACCGGGAAAGACTCTCTTCTAATGAAGTGTCCGAGATGCGGCGCAAGGCTGAGGTTCCATGAATGCAATGCCGTATGGCTGGCGTGGTTTGAATGCGAAGAGTGCCTCGGAGCGTTCTCTCTCGTCTGTGAGCCCTACGGCAAGAAACACTACACACTTCGCCTTGAGCAGCGAAGAGAAAAGAGAGCGGTAGATGCCCTGCGAAATTAGAAATAACATGATTATCTGTTCGCGTGGACCAAAGAAGCCGCCTAAGTGTAGGTGGTGTCCAAAGCCAAGTACGAAACTTTGCGATTACCCTCTGGACCGCAGCCACACTTGCGATGCTCCGGTGTGTGACGAGCATTCCAAGAAACAAGGTTCGAATCTCGATACCTGCCCGGATCATCCGGTGATGAGGTACTTCTAGAAATGAAGCGGAAGCAGAAAGGCTCTGACATTTGCTTTTGCGGCGACTATCGCTCGCAGTACTGCCGACCCGCTCCTCCCTGGCGGGATACGGCGCGAGGCGGATTCTGTTTCTGTGGCTGTTCAGAGTTCAAGTGGGGACGACGAGCGACCGTAGAAGATCAAAAGCATTGGGACAAATACCACAAAAAGGGAAAGACTAAGTGATTAAACGCGCATATCACTGGCTGATGATTTGGCCGTGCCTGTGGATTGGCGGCTGCAAATGGTTCTACAAGGAAGAGAATTGGTTCAGTGAACAGGCAACGTTACATTGGCTGAAGTCTCGGAGAATGGATTGAACGCCAAGGAACAATTCGCATCGAGCGCCAAGGAGCAGTGGTCTGCAATCGTTACCTTAGCCTTCTCCGGCGCCGACCCTGAGACCGTGGCGCGCGAGGCTAGCGTAAACGCCGCGGTGCTCCGCCAAAAGTTTCAGGCCATCAAGTACGCCCGAGAGTCCGGGTGGGCAGAACAGGCAATCGTAGCTCTAGGTCAGAACGGGACACTCAAGGCTCACGCTGCGGCCAAGAAGAACGGTCACAAAGAGCCGGATCGTGTTTTACGGTGGCGCGTCTCCCGCCGGCTGGCCGATGCGATCATGAGTTCCGAGACGAGCGAGGATCAGGAAGAACCCCTTGTCACTAGATTGGTGCGGATCGCCAAGTTGAGAACGAGCGAGGACTTCTGGCTCTTTATGCACAGCTACTTTGCGCTGGTATCGGACGAAGAGATTCAGCATCATGCGGGGATAGAGCCAGAGAAGAAGGCGAAGGCACGGCCATGACCACCCCATCCAAGCGCGGGAGCGGCGGGAGGCAGAAGTGAGGGCATTAAGTCTTTGGCAACCGTGGGCTTCGCTGGTAGCGATGGGCGAGAAATGCATTGAGACGCGCTGCTGGAAAACAGACTATCGCGGGCCGCTGGCGATTCACGCGACGATGAAGCGGCCTCCGCGCTGGCTTGGGGCATCGGCTCACACTGACCCTTTCAGGGATGAACTAGCGGATGTGTTTTGCGTGCGCCGGGACCGCGACGACCGGATGGGCAAGCATGTAGACGATGTTTTGCAGGCGCTTCCTTACGGGAAAGTCCTTTGTATTGTGCGCCTCGTGGACATCTGCGAAACAGCGTGCATGCAAAGAGATGAACTGCCGATGCGCGAGCAAATCTTCGGAAACTATGAGGATGGGCGTTACGCATGGAGTTTGGAGATGGTCGAAGTATTGGAGCCGCCAATTCCAGCAAAAGGTAATCGAATGCTTTGGGAGTGGAGGCGCGCATGAGCAAACAGAGAGCGGGGGCGGGGCGGCGAGTGCGAGATTGTCCTGATTGCGGAACGAAAATGATGGACCGTGGCTGTTCTTGCTGGAAATGCGGCGCATGGTGCGGAGCGAGGCACTCAAATGAAAGTCATAGCGAGGCTGCCCTAGCCCAGCTCCGGCCCGTAATGGAGAAGCTGGTGGAGGCGGGTAATGGCCTGCACGATTGGGTGAAGTATGGACACGGTAAAGGTAAGGATTGGTACGCGGAATGGGAAGAGGCGCTCGCTGAATACCGGAAGGTGTTGCATGACTGACAAGGGAGGACGGCTGAAATGAGAAACTTGGAAGCAGCTCTAATTGTGAACAATCTGAAAGGGCATCCTATCGAATCAGTTGAGATAGCGGTGAAGATTCCAGTTAGCTATGCAGCGTTACTCGTTACGTCAGAGCGGGTGTGTGACGCATTAGAAAAAGATTTGAATCAATTTCTAGCGAGCAAATGGAAGGTACTCAATAATCCACTAACGAAGCGTTGGGCGAAGCGCCAGCCATGAAGCCAGCAGGAGGAAAGATGGAAGTAGGGCAGGAAGTTTGGGTAAGGGCGAAAGTTGTAGGGCAACACGCGCCTGATACGCTCGTAGTCCTTAGAGTTTACGGACAAGCGGAAGATACTTTTGCAAGCCCTATCGACGTGCTCCCCGCTGCCTCTCCCGATGCGCTGCGGGTGGAGTCTTTGAACGGCACGATTTCTGAGTTGATTGCATATCGTTTCGAGCTTCGTGAAGCAGCGAAGCAATTGTTAAAAGTCGTAGAGGAGATGCCTGCTTACGCGTATGACGAAAGGGGGCACGAAGCCTATGAAGAAAAAGTTAAGGCGACCGATAGAATGCGCGAAATTCTCAGCAACACGGCGCTCGCTTCCTCTAGCGGGGCGGGCGAGCAGGACTTCAAGTCAGCAAAGGGAAAGGAAACAGCCATGATCGAGAACTCTTACGTGAAAGTAGAAAGTGACGGCAAGACTGTGAGCGTCAGGTATTTCGAGGACGGCGAGTTGCGCGAAGGGCCAGCGACTTTTCCCGCGAGATACCCATCGTTCGCAGGAATATGCGCCTACATCAACACGCAGTTCGGTATGGCGCGAGAGCTGGGCTTAGACGCATCAGTAGAGATTCAAGGGCTTCTAGGTTCGCCTTGGCCAGCAAAGAAGTTGCGGTTCGATTGGAACTTGATGCCGAGGCGGCCGGGCGACCAAGCTGAGGAAGCCACGCCGGGTGGGGGCAAGTGAAGAGGAGAATGAATGCTACACTGTAAATATCACGTCGGAGTCGCCTTAGTAGCTCTCACTGAACACACTCCTACATTTGTTACTACAGGGAACGATACCGAGGTAGAACGCAAAGACCGACGGCGGATAATCCTGCATTGCCCGGTACCAAAGTGTCCAGTAGTGGCGATACAGCACGATCCAGATAAGATCGACCCGTTCGTGTGCCGGATCTGTAAGAAAGCCACGGTGGTAGGGACGAGCCTCTGCATTGAATGTGGCAGAGAGTATCGTAAGACACTTCTAGACTATAAGCGGAAGAGACAGGGAGCGAGCACGGCGGACCCGAGACGGCCGCGGTTACAGGTTGGGCCATGAAGAAGCCGCACACGCGGAGCGGAAGGAAGTACCCAAGGCGAGCCCTGTGGATTGAGCGACGGGATGCCGCGTTCGCGCGAGCCGGGGATAGGTGCGAAGTCAGTGGCGAGCCTCTATTCCGTGTTATTGAACATGAAGATTTCAAGCGAGTGTGGCGCCGGGCGGTGGACCACGTAATCCCTGAACGTGCTGCCAGAAAACTATTCGTCGGCTGCGATCCACACTGCGAAGGTAACCTTTTGTGCGTGTCTACCTCAACCCACGGTCGCAAGACTTCCGTTGAATGGAAGATATTCCGCGGCGACTATATCGGATTCATTGCCGAATTGAAGTGTATCGGCTACACGCAAGAGATGGTGGACCGGGCTCTCAAGGCTCTGTCGGATTCGGTGAAGAAATGAGCACTCTTGAACTAATCGGTTCTTTGTTATCGCTCGCAGCGATCTTCTACGTTCTGTTCTATATCGACCGATGGATTTCTGAAAGGTGGGGAGAATGAAACGCACGCTGAAAAACGACTTGAAAAAGTTGCGTGTCTGCCTGAAGCATCCCCGCTCAGTCGTTCACGACACAGTATTGTGTCCTGCCTGTGCCGCCGAACGCGAGTTCTTGAAACTCACCAAGGGGATGTTTCCGAGTAAGCGGTATAGATTTTAGGTGTTGACGATGGCGCGAGAGTTTTCTATGCTTTGCACTCACACCCACGAGGTGTCACAGCTTCGGTGGGACCGGTGGAGCGGGGTGCCCAACACACTCCGCTTCGCCACCTCTTGTTGGGAGGCGTTTTTGAGTTGGACAGCATCCGCGCACGTTAAAAACCTTACGCATCATAAAGATGGCACACGGCTCTCTGCTAGGGAGAAGCTGATTCTATTTGTGTTAGCTGATTCTCACAATGAGTCGAAAGGTAATTGCGCATGGATTGGTATTGAAAAAGCAGCGGTAGCTTCCCTTACGTCCAGAAGCCGATTCATCGAACTTCTCAAGAGGATGGAAGAGAAGGGAACTATTCACGTTGAACGCCGCGAAGGGCAGTCAAACCTATACTTCTTCCCCGACCTACACCCGTCCGAGAATCGGACCCCCCTACCTAGTAAATCGGACCCCACCCGTCCGATAGCTACAGGACCCCACCCGTCCGATAGCTGTCGGACCCAAGCCTTTAATGAACCTTCAGTAACCGATATTCAGCCCTTGCCTGTCGGCAAGCGGCCTGTTGATTTCCTTGACCAAGCAATTCAAGAAAGCCACCGAACAGGAGAGAGCGCCGATGACATCATCAAAAGACTCCGTGAAGCACACAACTAGTTTCTGGGTCCGGTTTCACACAGGTAATTCCGGCACGGTCCACGCCACATCTCAAGCCGAAGCATTGAAACTGGCAAAGGAAATCACGGGCCGGGATCCGACGAGGGCCGACATGCTTCCGTATCCTGCGGAACCGCAACTGAACAAGAGTTCTCATGGATGCCCGCCATTCTGCTACAAACCGATTGAGTGTATTGGGCGCTCGTGCTGTCCGCAAAATTACGCATGTTCTGAATAGGAGGAAAGATGCCGGAACCGAAGACGGGAACCTTTGAAGGTTGGGCCGTGTGTGAGCTTTTTGGACACGCCAAGGAAGTAGGATTTGTCACTACAGAAGCCTACGGAGCAGCCGTTCTTTTCCGTTGTGACACTCCAGAGCTTCCTGAGCGTGAGTACGTCCTAGAGTCTCCTGAATATGCCAGCGAAGGGGATAAAGGGACACGGTGGGCTCCCGCCGGCGCGAAGGTGAGGCGGCCAGCGTCGCCGGCGAAGTCTCGGCTTATCGGTCCGGGTGCCATCTACTCCATGACGCCATGCACAGAACAGACCGCCATGCGCGCGATCGAGAGTCTCTTGAGGCGACCGTTGATACTTCTCGAGATGCCGGACACGGCTAAACTCTTGGAAGTACCAAAGGAAACGCACACACTTGAATGCTGTGGCGGTAACGCGCTGGAGGGCCACACCGAAGACTGTGAAGAAGGATTCGTAGACGAGGAAGAAAGATCGTATTTGGACTCACAGGCAAGGCACGAACAAGAGCATTGAAGCGCGGTTTCCTATAAACAGCAAAGCGAAGCGCGCGAGGAGTTGTTAAGGGCAAGCCGTGTAGACGGAACAACTCCTCCCGGTTTTAGTAGTTAGGCCCATTCCAAAAAGAGAGGAACCCGATGAAGAAACCAAAGAAAGACAAGAAGCAGACACCGCGTCCACCGCAACCAGAACAACCTGAACCCTTAGAGAAAGCGGAGGTGCCCGTTGAAAAATCCGAAGAATAAGCGTAGCGATAAAACTCCGAAGATGGTCCCGCCTAAGAAAACAGGAAAGCGTGGAATTAACCCTGTAGACGGCTTCGAGACTCCGACTCGCCAAGAGCAACCGGAACTTCTGACCGTTGCGGAACAACCATCTCCGCGCATTCAGCACGGCAAGATGAGCGTACACTTTGTCAGTTTCACTACCAAGCGCAGCAAGAACGATGACCCTCTCGTGTTCCTAGACTTCTCACTCGAGCTCGAGGAAGGCCACGAAGGAAGGATTCCTAAGCAGATCGAGGACGAATGGAAACACTTCCGCCGCGGTAGCGTCAAGAGAACAGAGCCGGAAGGTGTTGGCTCTCAGAACGTGAAGATTTCCATTGCGGCCGACAAGTCTCCGGACCTGGAGATCGTCGCCGCCCTTCCGAAAGCAATCATCTCCCACGTAAAGACGAAGGGCAAAGGCAAGACGCAGAGCATCACGCGCTTGCAGTTGCGGTTTCTTACGTCCTTCACCGCCGACGTCGCAGACTTCTGCGAGAAGTCCTTTGATCGTCCCGTTTGGCTGGAAATGGAAGAGAGCCAGATGTCGTTCGGAGAAGAGGAAGCAGCGGACTAGACGTGCCCTTTCATTATCCAAAAGACACGACGGAAGCACCGTACTGGTGCAAAACTTGTGGCCAGACAACCCAACATCGCGTGTTCGATGGCAGACTGGCCCACTGCCTAGAACACCACGCCCAGGAGTTCACTAAGGCCCAGTTGAAGCGCAAAGAGCAACAAGAAAAAGACAAGAGAGAGCCTAAGTTGTTTTGAGGAGGGTCGGATGTTCGCTCCAGTTACCGATTTAGTGTGGCGAGGGCCGCGGCCGCAAGGCAGCACTGACTTTGCATCAGTCAGGGCTTCGTTCAAGTCCGTTGTCTCCCTTGAAGGCATGGCCGAAGACCAAAAGGAAATGGTCGAACTGGCTCCGGTCCCGGTAATCTCCTGCCCTATCGTGTTCTCCGAAATCTACTTCACGGGAATCACCGAGAGTAGGCTCAATGCCATTCTTGGAGAGATTGCCGCCGCACCGAAGCCTGTTCTCGTGCATTGCCAACATGGGGAGGATCGTACCGGGCTCATCATTGCGGCCTACCGCGTCAGAGTATGCCTCTGGACGAAAGACGCCGCGATGAAAGAGGCTTTGGCTTACGGGTACAGAAATTGGCTTAACTTTGGAATCAACAAAACATGGGCAAACTTCACGGAATAAAGTGCTAGACTCGCACAAAGGAGAAAACATGGATCTCGCAAGAAGGCGATTCGTTCAAAAGGCTCCCTTAGCCGCTCTCGGGCTGTTCACGTTACGCGCGGCCGGGTACTCGTTGCTCTCGCTACTGTCGTTCGGCTGTACTGGTGGAGTGTTCTCGAATATCCTCAACTGGATTCCTGTCGGAGAAGCGGCCGTCAACTCGATCCTCTCTGTTCTCTCCGCAAACGGTGTAATCATCCTCCCAGGCCTTCAAACGTACATCTCGCTCATTGAAGCGGGCTTCACGGCGCTCACTGCGGCGGTCAATGAATATCAGAGTACGACTCCTCCGCCTGTCGGCACGCTTGCCAAGATCGAGACTGCATTCCATGACGTCGTGGACAATTTTAAGACCTTCTTTGCGTCCCTGAACGTCTCCGGTGGGCTACTGGCAATCATCGTAGGACTCGCCCAGGTCGTTCTTTCGACTATCGCGGCCTTTATGAACCAACTCCCCGCCGCGGCCACGCTACGGCGCACGGTGGCTGTTGGGCATGTATTCCTCGTGGGTAACGCGACTGCCACCATCGTACCGAAGCAAAGAACGCGGAGAGCCTTTAAGCGCGACATGAATGCCGTCCTTGACGGTGGGCCGAGTGCCGGAGTGGTGATTCCGCCGTCCGCACGGCTTCGGCTGTCCTTCTGGGAGCGTTTCTGAGTACAGGCCGTGAGTGGCAACGACCAAGCTGACGGATTCTTCGAAGATGAACGCACGTGGGGGAAGTGTAGCCACTTGGAATGTATTCCTTTAGAAGAATGCTGTCACACCCTGGCACCAAACGAGCACAGTGGGCGAGGCAAGAGATTTGAGAAAACGCACGACGTCCACAGGCAGACTCAATACGCCATAAGTCATAGGCTGGCGCGCGGATTCGCAATCCTAGGCGGCAATAAACACGATTTGTGAGGTATTCCATGTCAGACTCAATGTTCGGTCGCATCCCACCGCGTAAATCAGGGATGTTAGGCAAGAAGCCGAAGCGGTTAGACCCGCGCACTATCCAACTCGCCAAGTACGTTCCCGCTGGCGCTCCGCCCGTACCTCCATCCGTAGAATACTGGCAAAAGCGACTCGGTTACTGGACGATGGCGATGAACGATACGGTAGGCGATTGTACGATAGCCGCTGCCGCGCACATGGTCATGCTGTGGAGCGCGTTCTCCGGGAAAGAGTTCATCCCGAACGATGCCCAAGTGATTGCCAACTACTCCGCGATCACCGGATACAAGCCCTCTGACCCGAATACCGATCAGGGCGCCGTGGAGCTCGATGTCCTGAACTACTGGCGTAATAAAGGAATGATGGGGAGGCCGATTGAGGGTTACGCGGCCATCAACATCAAGAATCAGGAACAGATTCGGCAGGCCATCTATCTCTTCGGCGGGGCATATATTGGCTTCAATGTCCCACAGAGCGCGATGGACCAGTTCAACGCAGGACAGCCGTGGGACGTCGTAGCGAACGACGGCGGGATCGTAGGGGGCCATGCGGTACCCGTCCTGGGCTACGACTCCCAATATCTCTACTGTGTGACCTGGGGTTCTGTCGAGAAGATGACTCCGGCATTCTGGGATACCTACGTAGACGAAGGCTATGTCCTGTTGAGTCCGATGTGGTTTGATGCCCGCGGGAAGACTCCAGCAGGCTTCGGCGTAGCGGAGTTACGCGCGGATCTCGGTTTATTTGGCAAGCATCCTTGAAGCGCGTCATCGCCTACAGTTCAGGAAAAGATTCCGCAGCGTTAGTGCTTTGGGCCAAAGAGCAATTCCCCGCCTACGAAATCATCGTAATCTTCAATGACACAATTTGGGAACATGAGTTGACCTACGGGCATATCGCGGCTATGCGTGATGATCTTCTGCTCGACCTGACTTTTCACGTCCTTCCGTCAATAGGAATGGAGAAGTTGGTTGAGATTAAGAAGCGCGTGCCTTCCGCGAAGGCACGGTTCTGCACCGAGGCCCTGAAAGTCGAACCTTGCATTGATTTTCTGCGGACTATCCAAGATGAGTTTGAGTTGTATGACGGCAAGCGAAGAGAAGAAAGCGATGCCCGGGCGCAGATTCCTGACCGCGAATGGTCCGATCGGTACGACTGCTATGTGAATCATCCACTCGCGGCGTGGACTGTCGAGCAAGTTTTTGCGCTCGCGGCAAAGTACAATATCAAGCCGAATCCTCTCTATCTCAAAAATGCTGGCCGGGTAGGATGCTTTCCTTGCGTACTAATCAATCACCGCGAGTTGAAAGCATTCCTGCTTGACCCGGAACTCGGCCCTGAAGTGAAGCGGAGAATCCGCCTACTAGAGAAAATCTGCGGGAGAAGTTTCTTTCCTCCGAATTACATCCCCAAGAGATACCAGACGGGATTCGATCCGAAGAGTGGCAAGAAGTTTTGTTGGTCCGACGACGTGTTCACCTATCTAGATATGAAAACGATGGCCGAGTTACCTTGGGAAGAGTCGAAGAGTTGCATGAGTATCTACAACCTCTGTGGGCGTTAGAGCCACGTCCCCAGTGTCCACTTAGCGAGCAGTCCTAATCCTCCACCAAGCAACGCGCCTACGATTCCAGCGAGTAAGAGCCAGCCGAGAAGCGATCTGACTATAGAGAAGAGGCTAACTTCTTTTTGTAGTATGACCTCATTACGCTTGCGGAGTGTTCTGCCCTGAAGTTGGGGTCTTCCAAGACCTTCCTTCCGTACCACTTCCGCGCTCTCGCACGATTGCACTCTGAGCATTGGCGTTTCCCGGCAACGATACACAGATTTTCACCAGACAACGGATGCCCTTGTTTGCAGTGGGTCTTCTTCATGTTCCACTGCCTGCCCTTTGAGTCCCGGTCATGCGCGTTGTCTGCGTCTGTGCCAAAGAAAAGATGGTTAGGGTTGAAACATGGAGGATTATCGCAACGGTGCATCACAAGCAAAGGAGAGTCAAGGTCGAAACTAAGGAAGAGGTGGGCGGCCAGGCGATGAACGCTTCGCATTATTCCGCGAAACCTAATCTTGCCGTAGCCGCCCTGACTCCTGTGCTGAGTCCATTCCCAACATCCAGTTTGAGGGTTGATTCGGCGGCGGTTAAGAATGTTAACCACGCCCCGATTCTACCACACTAACTAGTCTGGACTATGTTAAATCCGGACGCTTGCACCGGAGGCGGCGCAGTCGAGAGTAACGGCACGTTCACCGAAGAACTGATCGGATTGCCTTTGCCGTCCTGGCCGCTTTGTGTCAGATTGAACGAAGAGGCGCTATCTGTGGCCGACGTCGCCACCGATACCGCGCTACCGTCCGCCGACGGAGTCAAACTAGTATTCGGGTCATCCGAAGCCCAAGTCGGCACGCCCGTTGTGAGCCCGCCAGCCGGAGTCGGAACGCCCGTGAACGTCCCTACTGCCCCTTTTTGTATTCCTGTGATGTCAGCCTGCATGATTCCTCCAATGATTTGAGTGATTTTGAAGCCCGAACTCTGTGGAACAAGAAACCTTTCGATTGCCTCGAGCGCATCAGCGATACGCCCTAAATCTTTCTCTTCCCGCTTCTCGTCGTTCATGGCCTATCCGATCCGGTGGAAGTTGAACCCGTTGCCGCTGAACACGCCAATGAAGTTCAGGAAGATTAGAAGGCAAACCAGAAAGATGATGAGTCCGACGATTACGCGCAGGGCCGGGTCAATCGTCCAGCCGATCTTCGCCATTCCCCACTGTAGGATCAGGACCAAGATGACCATGACCACTACGAAAATTAGAAACTCGATTGCGAATCCAATCATGCTTTTATCCTGCCTTTCTTAGTTCTCCCTGTCTGTCACTTACCGCACGTTCGGCGGTGCTGGCGGCGCCGGAGGTGCAACGGGTTTCAGAGTCCCCGGTCGCTTCGTAGCCTGGAATATCGTCTCGTTCATGGCAAAGTGCTTCAGTAGCGCCCACGCAAAGGCTCCACCGTTGGCAAGCGTCAATCCGGAGACAAGCAAGGAGTGATCCGTCGCGCTCCAGATGTAGTTAATCCCGACTCCCGAAGCGGCCGCGGCAAGCACTGAAAGGATTCGCAGTAGAGCGATCTTCTCTTTGGTAATCCACGGGAAGTATTTCGAACTCTTGAGCCAGTTGATGACCGCAACCGATACCGCGCTACTGGTGAACGTCGTGAGGACTACGTTGTTATCCATATTGTCCTTCTTATACCACAGTCCGAGGCTTCCAAAAGCGAAGTCTTGAGATATTAACTGTGTTCACCCAGTTGGTCTCTAGCCCCCAATGAGCGGGGAAACCGATCGAGGTGTCGTAGTAGTTGATGGCCCCGTCCGTGTTGTCCGGGTCTAGCCCGCACGGAACCCATAAGCAGGAGGCCTGACACTTAATCCAAGATGGATCGTCGTCCGCCGGCCACTTTTTATCGTTAGCATCTCCGGGGTTGAAAGAACTAAACTGGAACGGCTGTAGAATCACGGCATGGTAACTGCCCTTTTTATGACCGTTGTACCAGGCGGGAGTAAGTGTCCGGTTTCTAATAGAATGAGCAACCGCACGCTGGCCTTCGGTGGGCTCTCCCCGGGCTTCCCGCCAGTCGCAGAGCGACAGAATTTCAAGTTCCGTTAGTTCCTCATACGGCTTTGCGAACATAGCCCATGAACCTCCGCCGCGCGATCATTCCAATCAACAGGAACCCGGTAATCCCAATAGCGGGGAACACCCGCCAGTCCAGGCGCCTTGCTAGTGCCGACGTGAAATGAACGTAAAAACCGATTCTACAGAACGACTGTGCCAGCCAGCATCCGGCCAAGGTAAACGCTAGTCCGGTACGCTCGAGGCGTGGAGCAAGGACTCCGATAAACAGCGCAGACGCGAATAACGCTACTCCCTCAAGGATACTCACAATCTCTTTGACGCCTGCAGGATGCCCTAACCCTACAAAGGACAGGCGCGCCAGCGTTACGGAGAGCACTGTGACAGCTCCAACCGCCTTCCAGTGGTTTTCCATCGTTCCTAGAGCCGCTATGACGATTCTAGCCACCATGTAGAGGATCATGGCCGTCACCGCGGCATAGAACCACAGGAACACCTTGGAAGTGTCGTTCCAGAGCCAGTCTACGGCGAATAGGATGAGATTGCCCACTACCTTCGCCCACAGATACCTGCTGACACACTGCGGCTGAGGGTAATAGAGAGCGAACAGTCCCGCGATGGTCAAGGCTACGAGAATCAAGGCGTTATCGCGCTGAAATCGTAACTCTCGCCAACGGTGAAGTATTCGGCGTCTTCAACGTCAAGCGTAAAGACCGCCGAAGAGTGAGAGCCTGAAAACGTGACGGATACTTTGCCATCGTGTTCAGGAGTTTTGTTCGTGCACTTGAGAATCCCTAAAGATTGGCCGTGGGGTCCACCCGCGTCGCTACTCATGTTGATGTTCTCCTTGTCTGAAACTTACTCCATTGGCCTTGCCAGTCATGGCAGCAATCATTTTTCCGTAAGATGCAAGCTCTTTGTACGTTTCAAGCTGCTGTTTCAGGAAATCCACTTTCTGATCCTGAATAAGCTGCTCTTGTTTCTCGACCTTAGCCTGATAGCGATTCACTTCCGCCGTGAGGCGTTCGACCCGTTCGATGTACTTGCTCGCGTACCAGGTCGCCACGCAAAAGTTCGTGATGATGGTGATGAGTGCGGTGACGAATAAACTCACAATTCCCGTCCATTTATCCATCACACTCCTTTTGGTTGGTGCTGGAGACACTTCCCTTTGTCCATCGCGTTCCAGACATAAGGAGCCCACCCGTCCGGCCGGACTGCTGGATTCTTGCAGCGATGACCGGCTAAAACTTGTTGATTGCATTGTACGCGTACGCAGTTGATACACTTTCCACCTTGCCATTCGTGTTTAAGTTTGCAGGAGGTCAAGAATTTCTATCCTGTGTGTCCACGATATGCTGTTTAGCTTCGTGCTCTGCTAGTTTTTCTTTCGCTTTGTTAAGTTCGTCGAGATTCCCCTGTGTCCGGTCATTCTGGTAGATGAGAGCTGACTTTGCCACGATGAGCGCCAAGGCAATCCCGTATTGACTGTTCACTAGAGTATGCGTTTTCTCGGCCAGTACTAAGATTTGTCCTTGCTGCGCGGTTGCCTCAGCAACCTTCTCGGCCACGACAGCGGCCTTCGATGCCACGGTATCAAGTTTCACTTCCGCACGCTTGGCAAGCGACAAGTTCACCATAGCGTTTATGGTCGGCGGGATAGTAATAATCGCGGTCGTCGCTAGCATGAACCAGCCTGCAGGAATGTTCTCAGTCATTTTTTCTTTCCCGGCAATGATGTTTTTACGCTAAATCCCACAGCCATCGAAGCCATCGGCGCCGGGCAGGTCCATACCATCGGGCCGATTCCCGCCTGCGTGATGATGGTCCCGTCCCAAGGATTGACCACCTGCGCGTTACCGCTCGCTCCGCCGTTCATACCGATACCAGCGGCAAACGTGAAGTCTCCCGGCTGTGGAACGAGAATGCGCGAGCCAAGGGACTGCCATTCACTTACGGCGATCGAGGCGGCGATGGATAACCCAGATGGCTCGTTCGGGCCAAGGAAGATGTAGGCGTGAATGGTGTTGGATGCCGCGGCCTTGATATTCGAGCAGCGCCAGAGAGATAGTTGCTGGTTGCCATTCGTGACTGACCCAAGGACGGCGCAGAAGTTTCCTGATGTGTCAGAGACACGTACCTTATCGTTAGCGGGATCGGCGGAGCAAGCACTCTCGCAGAAGGCTACCGCCACCAGATTATCGTCTCCGATTACCTGATTGGAAAGAGTGACGGCCACGGAGCCGTTCTTAGACCTAGAGGATGCAACTTGTATGAGAGAAGGCTGCGCTGGCACGGATAGCGCCAATAGGAGAGCGAGATTTAATAAGACCATCATTTAGAAATATCTGCCTCTGCTTCTCCTAGTAAGGACAACCTATGAACTAGTTGGCCTCGCCCATCTACTTGGTATTTCTGGTACAGGCTTGAAGCATAAAACTTTACCGTGCGCTCTGATAGTTCAAGGGTGCTGGCGATCTCTTTGTTGCATTTCCCTTGGACTATCAGTTTCATCACCTGATTTTCCCTTGCAGTGAGTTCGATGCCTCCGGAATGCACATTGAAAATAGGCTTTTCTAGGTCGAGAAATAAAGGCAGTTTCCCGATAACAATATTCCCTTTCGGGGTTAGTGCAGTTAGTTGGATTTCTATTTTCATTGGTACTTTAACTGCACAAGCCGCAAATCCGTCGCCGGGCTGGACGGCGTGCTCACCTGCACCGCTCCGCTTGGCTTTGTCCAACTAGTATTGAGCACCGTGATGCTTCCGGGAGTCAGCGTAGGCGAGGACAGGACTTCCCCTGCCGCATCCGTGAACTTAATCACGCAACTCTGCGTCATGCACTGGACGGCGATGCTCGTCATAGTGACGTTGGTCGGCAGAACGAAGTTTCTTGCTACGCCGAGCATCGCTGGCGCTACTCCCTGACCAGTCGCCGTCCACTGTCCGGTGTTCCACTGGATGCCACTATCTGATCCGTTGAGCGGCCCAGTGGGGAAGGCGGTCAGGTCAACCGACGTAGCCGCAGGTGGCGGGGGAGGCTGAATCAGCGTGGCAAGTTGAGCCTGCAAGGTGGCGATTTGTGCTTGCATGATGGTCATCTGAGCCGCTTGCTGGTTAACGACTCCCACGAGCGCATTCTCGTTGACCTGAACTTGCTGCATCCATGCTGTAGCGGCAGTAGCGTAGGCGAGTCCTGGAGTAGCCACGTCGGGCCACGAGGGGATTGTGATGGCGGTTGGAGCTTGCGCCTTTAGCGGAACGGCCAACATCAAAAGACTAATAATAATCAGTTTTTTCATGGATTTACCACCACGTTATAGGCTGTGTTATTGGGCGTACTTAAGACTAGAGCACATTCCTTCACGGTTACGGTGTTCGCGCTACTTACGAAGGCGTTCCAAACGATCCCTATACCAGGGTCATTGACAGGGGTTGCTATTGCAGGCATCGAAGTGGTTGCTCCTGTAACTGTCACTGTTCCTGTATTACACGAACCTAGCGGTAATGATGTTCCAGTGATCGTCCCTGTGGACGCTCTCATGGGCGAAAGCATTACAGTCGCTAAAGTATCGGTTGCCTTACACACCGATAGTTGATTCGTGTTGGTGTTAAAGAATAGCGTACCAAGCGTGCAATTCGTCGGAGCCGAAGAGACAATCGTTACTTGTCCACCGACTGTCTGGTTTTGCGCCTTTGAAAAAACTAAAGTTAACATCAAAATAGAAACAATGACCCCGAACAGTAGGAAGACAACACGAACTGCAAATAATGATTTTTCTGCTTTCAACGAACGCCTCCTAATTACTCAGAATCGGTGAAATATTGTAACTCACGCTAAAGTTGGTCGGTGGCGTCGTGCAGGTCCCAGACGTGTTCGTGACTTGAATCGTCCCAACGGGAGCCGCTTGTCCGTATGGCTTGAAAATTGTGGTGCCTACTCCGCTGCTCACGTCAACTGAACTATCCCAAAGCGATTTTGCGGTTGTTATCGTCAAGGTGATTGTTCCGATTCCATCGGAGATCGTCACTACCGGAGCCACGCTGCAAGCCGTCACTGTCGTAGATGAGGCTTTCACGTTCGTGACATTCGTGAACGATTGCAACTTGAACGCGCACATCGGAGCGCCGGTTACGGTGGCACCGAACGTACCAGTCACGTAGCAGGTATTAGGAATGGGATTGTTGAGCAGGGCTTTTGGGAGATTTCCTGAATATTGCTGGAGGTTGCGACAGGAGACTACTCCTCCTGCTCCTAGAGCGCCAAGGTTCGATCCTGCTGTCGTGTAAGTAAGGGTTGTTGCGGTTACTGCTGTGATACCTGCCCCAGATGGATAATAGCCGTTATAGCCTGGTATTCCTGCACCCTCCACGAACAATGCATCTCCGACTGAGCAGTTTGTATTTACGTTCGTACCGTTTGCGTTCAGCGTCAGCACGGCGGTAGTGGTCGTAGACGTTCCGCTAACAATCTGGTACATCGTCTCGCAAGAATTTCCTCCGTTATCGAAGAACGAGCCGGAATTGTTGATGCACTTGCCCGTCCCTGTAGCGATAGAACGCAAGTCTGTCGCTTGGAGCACGCCGCCAGCTAGAATTGTGGGGCCGGAGTTGTTGCCATCATTTCCGAATGTGCCGCAAAGCCCCCCCTCCCAATGAACAAAGGAAGTGCCATCTTGCTGAAAGCAAGAACCGCTGCCTGTTCCGAACAATGAGACGCCATGCAACCAGAGTCCTTGAGAGTTCACTACGCGAAAGCAGTCGGACCCGCCGCACTCATCGCCTAGCCCACCCCAAAGATGCAGTCCGTTGTTGATGTTGGAATCAGTTACGTTTTGAATGAGGATATTTCTAAATCCTGACGCGCTGTTTGATACGCTCCACTCACGCCAATCCCCGGTGCAGCCGTTACAGTTAACTCCTGTGCCATTCTGCGTGTCCACAATCCAGTTGATAGCGTTGATGTTCGCTTGCGTAAATACTCCACCGCCCCAACCACCCTGCGAAATATGGACATTCCTAAGAATCATGGACGAGGTGTTATATAGAGCGTAGCCAAAACCTCCCGTAGCGACCGGGATGAACCCTCCATTAAAATTTATGTTTTCGATGATTAGACCTGTCATGTTGGTGTTGCTAACCCAGTAGCCGAATCCCGTCATCGTGGGAGAATTGTCGCAGTTGTACAGATTGGTGCTCTCGAACGTATCTCCAAGAATCTTGAATCCCTTTTTGCCTACCGAAAAATTGAACACAGGATTCCCGCCAGTCGCGCAGGCCATCCAGCCGCCACCAGGAAAATAAAGCACTGGAGCAGCGGTTTGCACCTGTCGATTGCCTTGCCCTTGACCTGTACCACCTTGAGACTGCGCCAAAGCGGCAGCATAAGCAGCAGCAATGGCCGCATCATCAGGCGTACCGATGGTCAGTGTGCAGACGTTTCCTCCTGTAGTTACGGCGCTTAGCTGAGCTACCGTCGCGCTCGTGATGCTTGAAATTGTCGAGCCGATGGCGAGTTGTGTCGTCCCGCCCTGAAAAGAGCACTGCGCTCGCAATCCAACATCGGCAGCCGTAAATAGACCACTCGGGCTAGGGCAACTTATCTGTGAAGCGGAGGGCGTACAATTAGAAATCTGACGCGAATTGTGAAACGCTCCAGGATAATTGGCTACGTTGAAAACTGGCCCTGGACCGGATTGAGATAGCGACAATGGCGAATTTAGAGCAACGGTATCTATAAATCCAGTACCGGTCGGGATGATTGATCCGCCAGAGGCCACGGTTTGAGGTGAAGTTATGGGAAAACCAGATCCGCTACCAACAGTTGGGATCGTCGCCGCTACAGCTTTTAGAGAAGTAGAAATATCCACGGACGCACCGCTGACCTGCGTTCCCGTAGTAGTATAGGTAAAGCATGGAAGAGCGACAGGTGGGAACACGACCGCTATCTGTGCCGGGTTGGCGCAAATCCTAAAAGTCCACTGTATACCTAGAGGAGTTATCTGCGTCACAGAAGGAAGAACAATAGTTAACGTACCAGTAGAAGAAAGTGATTGTCCGGAAAATACCTGCTGAAATGACGCGTTACCTCCAAATAGTGCCTGCTGTCCGGAGTTATTTGATAGAGTGACGTTGTAGGAACCGAGTGCATATACAGTTGCGGAAGCACTGTTATCAGTGACTGTAGCTGTTACTGTTGTAAAGGATTGTGCCGCCGATCCGTGGGTAACCGCCAACCAAAGAAGAATAGCGAATAGTAGTTTTTTCATAGTAAGTACCTCAATTACACACCCACACTCCGTTCAAACTTTTCGCTAACCCTCCCGTCCCACCGCCAGCACAAGGATTAGTGACCGTGCAATCACTACAACCAATGAACGTGACTCCTGTGGGTGGAGTTCCTAGATTGGCAAACGTACTAACTCCAGGGCGAAATCTCTGGCTTCCAAACATCGCAAGCTCACCAGCCGCCCCTACTGTAGAATAGGGCGACAAATTTAACGCGATTTCATATAACTCGTTGTCGGATTTGGTCCCTACGGGAATTTTAATTAAGGTGGGAGCGAACACATCCATAACAGCAGGATTGGTGACCGGGACACTCATGGCCAATCCAGCGGTATTGGGATTAGTTGCAATCTTGCATATTCCAGAGTTCCATATCCATTGCCCGTCACCTGAAAGCTGAGAGAATAAGTTAGTCCCTTGTGCCGACCCTCCCACACAAGTATCGTTCACGCCTTGCCCATTAGAGTTTAGGTTGAACTTTACGCCACCTCCGCTTAAGGCTCCACCAGAGTTTGATCGTTCCCATGCGCCATAAATATAAGCATCTCCCACGGTTATGGTGGCACCCAAGCTGCTAAACACATCTACGCTGGATGTACCAGCAGTAGAAGTAATTCGTCCAGCACCAGTGCCGCCATACACATCCGATATTCCTCCGGTGATGGTCCCGGAACCAGTTTCAAATATCCAAGATGCGGGAGCCGTAGAAGCGAGATTGGGAGAAATAATGGTAACTGGCGCCCCACTGCGACGCGCCACATCAATACCGCCTCCTGTAAAGCGGCCAAAGATACTATAGCCAACATGAAGCTGACGAAGATCACTGACTACCGGGTCTGAAGCAGTGCCTCCCAAAGTCAAGGCAGGTCCTTTTACACCACCATCTACACGGGATACTATGACCGCGGGGATATTGAAATTATCGACTTGTACTCCAGGGACCGGGGTAATGTTATCCGATACTTCTACGTTTTCCACCACTACATTCATTCCCGCTCCATTTGAGGTAGCTGTACCTGAAGTTACCAACACCTCGGGCATGTCAGGATTGACACCATCGCCCTCGTAATCACCATTGCGAATATACATTCCAGCGCCTTGGTTACCGGGGACGATGCGAATGCCGCCACTGTTGGTCTGGAAATTATCAAGGAAGATTAGCCCTGAGCCGGACCCTCCTCCGGCATCGTGGTTAATGGCGGCTTTGGCAGAAGTGACTACTTGCCCATTGCCACTAGTGGCGTTAGGCCCTATCTGTGTATAGGTGAACTGCGTAGAGGAATTAACTGCCAAAACTTTGAAAGAACCATTAAAACTTGGGTCTGTTGCATTCTGAATGGTTACCCACTGCGTAGTGCCCGCACTAATGCTTGCTGCTGCGGTTGTATTTACAGTGACTACGTTTGCAGACCGGCTCAGACCGGGAGTGCCAGGAGCGGCAATGGTCAGTTCGCCAAAGCTACAACCTGAACCGTTGATATTACGAAGCCAAATCCAGAAAGTGTTAGATCCGATATCCATTCCCGGACCGCCACCGAAGCGGCAGTTACCGTGATTCCACGACACTCCATCCATCGACACGCTTGATACTCCACCAGCGGCAGTTGCACGATTATTATTTGAATCGATCCCGATTTTAATATACGTATTTATAAAATTACTAAGGCCGATATTTTTAATATTTATAGATGTTGTAGCTGACAGCCATATGGAGGGATGCACCAAATCGGTTTGGCCCCCACCATTCATCGTACATGCCGGCGTATGGGCATGAGCAAACTGAATCGGCGGGAAGATACACTCTATATCGATCGGCCCGGAACTATTTTTTAGTAGCCATCCCAAAGGAGGAGATGCTGAGTTGGGATCTAAGGACCCCATAATCCACATCCCTTGATTAACTGCGGGTCCTCCGTAATTAACTACTCCGCTCACCATGATCTTTCCGGAACCAACTACTCCCGCTGAACCTCCGGGCAACGCTTGTAAAGCGGCATAGACGGTTAGTTTTGCACTCCCCCAAGAAAGACCGTCCTTTAAATCGTTCCCGTTAGGAGACACAAATTGTATAGGATCTCCAGGTAAACTAGGCTTTAGTGATGCCGCTGTAGAGCCGAGTGAAGCCGCACAACCTTGTAAGGCCGCGGAGATATTTTGAGTTGCTCCGGTAATCGTAATATTACAGCCGAACGCAGTCTTACCGTCTTGGGAAACAATCCCGAAGTGCCACATGGAACCCGGGGGAGTAGTGTGGCCGTCAGAGATCAGATTGTTATCTGCCAGGACAGCAGTAAACGCTCCAAATGAATCGCAGGCCGCAATTGGTACACTGGTTTGAAAAGTAGAACCGCTTAACAGAGGAACCTGAGTAGCTCCAGGGCTAGGAACGAAATCAATATTTCCTCGGCACCCGGAATATGGTATTCCACCAGGATCGACAACTATTGCAGAGACAGTCGTGAACTGCGCTTGAGCAACATGCCCGAACGCGAGCAGTAACAGTATCCCTAGAATCCACCGCTTCATTCGTGTCTCCTATTCGTTATCCCGACCCGCTTGGAGTTGCCCGTCACGCACACGCTTACCGCCGGAGCGCATATTTGTCTGGTTCATACCCTTTACGAGCGGAAAGATGTCCTCGTAGGGCGTGAGTTCCTCTTGGCCGGCGGTTTGCGGAGTTACTACTTCCGCCTCAAGTTCAGATCCCATTGTTTGCTTGAGTCGCCGTTCGAAATTGTCCGTGCGGTCAGTGGCAGTTCTGTTCGATCTCATTAATTTCTCTCCTTTGATGTCCCCAAGTCATCGCAACTAGAGTCACGGCGATGACCGCGAGGATGATGATTTTCACGTACTGCAAAACTGTCTCGTGGCGACTCACCGTCCGCCCTTACGACGCCCCTTGCGCTTTCCGCCGCGCTTGTGCTTTTTGCCGGACTTACGTCCCTTGTGAATGCGCCCCTGAATTTCCTTGGCTCCCTCTTCCAATGCGTCGCCGTAATCCTCGCCTGGGTTCATGTTTCCTCCTATCCTCGCCTGCTATTACGTCTTCGAACTCTTTGGCTCGAACGCGCCTGTTTTATTCTTGAACGTCTTCCGCTACGTTCCTCGAACCATCTATTCTCTAGGCGGTTAATCACGCCAAGTTTCCTACGTGCATGGTCGGCACGCGATTCCGGAGGATCAAGAGGCGTCTCTATGACGATACGGCTACGATCTTTCTTTTTCTTCATGGCGTTACGCCTAACTCTGAAAGTCTTTGCCTTGCGTACTTGATGTCCTCATTCGTGGCCCGGTCGTTCCGTAGAATCTTCTTCAAACGGTCGATCTCATGTGTGCGCTGTCCGCTCTCAAATTCCTTACCTAAATCCTTTCTCTCGCCGCTCATCGTTTCGGCCTTCTCGCTTGGCTTGTACGCCGGAGCAGTAGGCTTTGGCGGAGCGCCTGCTTCCTTGTCTTTCGAAAGCCAGTCTATTACGCCTTCGTTGCTCAAGCCGCGTGCGAGGAGCCTCTTTATCACCGGAATAGAGCCTGCCGCCACTCCTGTTTCCGGCCTCCCTTTGAAGAACTCCTCGATCGCCGCAGACATAGCCGCGATGTCCCACATGGACAGGTTACTCAAACTCTCGGCTTTCTGCCCTATCTTTTCTTTGCGGAACTCTTCCGGGTTGAAAGGCTTCGACTCCGGCCGCTGCGGGTCTTTGCCGCGCGCCTTGAACGGTTCGATCTCCGGAGGCTTCGGAGGGTCGATCTTGGCTTTGGTAATCCGTTCCGGGTAGTCTGGTTTCCCTACTTCCGGGACTTTCTTCATCTTGTCAAGAGCGCGAATCCGGTCCAGCGCCTTGCGGTAATCGGCAAGGATAGACGGGTCGGCGCCGAACTTTTTGTACTTGTCGAGTAAACTCAGTGCCGTCTGCCCCTTACTACCCTGAAGTTGCTTTGCAATGTCAAGATCCGCGAGGACCGCAGGATTCTTTTGAACCACGCCCTCGAGCAGTGTATTTCTGAGTTTCGGTAGCGGATTGACGGAGCTAGTATCTCTCCAGTCGGTCAGGTAGTCGTTGTAATCGCTATTCAATTCTTTTAGCGTCTTTACCGCGGTATCTCCGCCGATTCGCTTAACCGTCGAGAGCACTTCGGCCTTGCCTGCTTCCGCTACACTCTTGAGCGCGTTTCGCACATCGGGCAATAAATCTCGCCCGTAAATAGCGCTATCCAGTTCTGTGACGAATCCGCGAAGGTCCACGGTGGGAATCTTCTGTCCGGGCGCAATCTTCATCCCGCCTTCCGCATCTATGAACTCGTCGCCTTCCTGGGCCAGTTTGATGACGTTCTCGAACTGCTTGATTTTCTCCGGACTCCCTTCGATTAGGTTCTTCTTGGCGTTTTCGACTGAGTTTGCAAATGCGGAAAGGTCTGACTCAGCGGTACCCTTCGGAAACGCCGTACTCTTTCCAAGAATCTTCTCGTCGAACTCGCCATAGCGCTGATCGAAGTGTTTTTTACCTTCCGCGATGACCTTGTTCATGTTGTCCGTGAATGCTTTGGACTTCTGCTGAACGGTCTGGTCGAGGGCTTTACGAGCCGTCTCGATTCTCGCGTTGTGTTCCTCAGCCTTCTTTTTCTCAACTAGTTCGCGTTGGAACTCTTTTGCCTTTTTGCCGATCTCAGACTTTCTTTTCAGTTCCGCGGCTTCATGTTCGCCGCGCGCCTTGGCTTTCGACTGTTCCTGCAGTTCTTTGTGCTCTTTGAGGGTTTGTGCGTCCCGCTTTTCCTTTTCGGCCTTCTGTTCGGCTACTTCGGCCTCGCGCTCCGCTTTAGACTTCTCAAATTTCGCTGTTTCCTCAGCGGCTTTGCTTTGTGCTTCCTTGCTCGCGCGTTCGACGGATTTATCGCCAATACCGAGTAACTCGCGGGAGCCGGTTTTTGCGCCTTCTTTTACAGTTGGTCCAGTAGCATGGGCAATCGGAGCTAGCCCCATGATTCCCTGCCCTAAACCAGCCAATCGGCGCTCGATCTCGTCGAGCGCGCTCTCGCCCTTCTGCTTCCCGGTTGCCGCTGCTTCGATGCCCTGCTTGCCGAAGGCGGCTCCGCCGGCGGCTTCCGTGCCAGCCGCAAGAGCTTTTACGGCAGTGGGAACTCCGGCCAGGCTTCTGAGCTTCTCGAGCAATCCCCCTGCCGCAGCGGTCCCGAGACTTACCGGGGTTGTCATGCGGCGTGCGGCCTCGCCTACGGAAGTAATCAGTTCGGCGGGAATGTCGAGAGCGTAGGCCAATTTACGCTTGCTATCGTCGGAAATGTTCATATTCCCGATCATCTTCGCGATGGATTGCCGTTCAGCCTGCGGGATACCACCAGTGATACCCTTTTTCCTGAACTCCTTCTCGCCCAGGGGCATATTGGCGGATTCCCAAAGACTTGTTTTGGTCGGCCCCGCCTCTGTTTTTTTTGCCTCTTCCTGTGTGGCATTTACAGGTACAGCCCCACGCTTAATAGCCGTGGCAAGGTCCGTCTTCAGGATAGGAATAACCTTCCCGCCGGGAGTACGGACGTTGATCGTCTCTTGAGCTTGTTGCGCCATCAGTGCTTGACCTTCACAGCGAGATCATCAAGGTTGTCCGCCCTGATGTAAATGGGCATCTCTTTGTCGGGCATGTCCGACTGCCAAGCGGCACGCGCGGTCTCCGCCTTCGCGAGCCAGCCATCCCGAATCACGTTAATCAAGTCCTGCCGCTGGTCATCCGGCAAAGTACCCTTTGTGGCGCCTTCGTACCATCTCTGGAATCGGTCTCCGAAGCTGCCAGCCTTCATTTCGCGATCCAGTTCGGTATTCGTCATCCGGCCAGCGCCTTCGACCTGGGCGCGTACCGCCGAAAATACGATGGCGAGGTCGGTCTTGGGAGTATGAAACTCCGAGTTCTTCATTGCTCCAAGCCAGTTTGTATAGCCTCCCTGGGCGGCTTTTAGAGCGTTGGCGAGAGGTGGGGTATACTTCGGCGTGGTTTGGCCGATGACGTCGCTCTTGAGTGTCCCCGCGCCTCCCCCTGTGCCTCCTATGGGCTTTACCATCTTGGTTGGAAGCGGTTTATGCTCTTTCGGGGCAATCTCCTCCCACTGTTTCGCGGCCTTTTCGGTCTGCCGTATCTCTCCTGGAGTAACAGTACGCATGGTCGGCATCCGTACCGCGTGGACATTTCCTTCCGTATCCGTGATGTAGTGGAAGGCTTCTCTCTCTGGAACAAGAGGTCCCCATGCGACGACTTCTCCGGTATTCGGATCTACAAAAGCGCTACGCAAGTGACCGGAGGGGTCGTAAGTATTTTCCTTTGTCGGCTTCGTTCCCGCCGACGACTTCTGCTCCGTCTTGTGATGCGCCTCGATCTCTTCATCGGTTGGGTAGCGGCCGGTTCTCGTCTTGAACGCCTCGCGCCATGCCTCAAACTCGTTGGTGATCTTCGGTGCCGACTGAAGCCCGGGAAGCCCTAGAACCGTTTTCTTTTCGTCCTCGGTAAGTTTCCGGCCAAGAGCCTTTTCGATGGAGTCTATCTGCTGTTGGACCTTGGTTTCTTCTGAGTCTGGAGACAGTTTCAGCCTTCGTAGCCGTTCCTTAGTTTCTTCGAGGTCTACGGTCCCTTGCTGCTGCTTCAAGGAATCGAGTAGGGCCTTGAGTTTCGCGGCCTGAGCATCGAGTTTCCCCGTAGCGACCTGGCTACCCGCTTCTCCGATACCCTGAAGAGCGCCTGCGACTCCCATCAAGTTCATGCGGGTAATCCTCCGCCGGTATCAGGCATAGTTCCCGCGTCTCCGGTCCAGCCACCAGAATTAGGCACGATCCCCGGCGTTGTGGGAGCCTGTCCAGCAAGTATCTGCTGGATGATGTTCGCTGTCGTTGTGTCACCCGGCACGCTCCCCGGAACCTGATTTGGAGTTGCGGAAGGATTGCCCTTCATCAAGAGTTGCAATAGTGGAGTGATATTACTTGGCCCGCCCATGCCCTGTAGAATCGCTTGCGCGTACTCGATCGGCAATCCGAGTTGTTTCATAACGAGTTGCAATGCCATCTGCTGTTCCTGAAGTTTGTACGGAGCGAGTGTCTGACTCTCTTCCGCCGCGAAGATACCAGGAGCCTGTGATAGTCCTCTTGTACCCATATCAGCCTGAACGAGATTCCCTACGTTCTGTAGCAAGTCTGTTCCGAGTGGCTGTTCGGCCTTCGTCACCATCCCGGAAAGCTGTTCAGGAGTCAGTGAAGTAAACTTCTTCTCAGCGGACTGAAGTTTACCTACTTCATTGCCGCGCTCAATCGAGTTCACGATATTGCCGCCAAGACCGGCGATAGCAGTTCCTCCAGCCAAAAGCGGAGCTATATTTGCGAGTGCGTCAGGCATACGATACCTCCCTCATCCGAAGGCTCCTCCTGGTGTTAGACCGGGTGTAGTGCTTCCACCGCCGCTCATCTTCTGCAATAAATCCTGAACGGAACCACCGATACCGGGAGTTCCCGCTTGACCTGAAAGCAACTGAGAAAGCTGTAAGAGTGCTTCAGGAGAAAGCGAGCCTCCTGTTTGCGCTTGCAATCCCGGTAACTGCTGAGATAAAGCCGCTTCCTGAGTATTCCTGGTATTAGCCGCCGTTGCATCTGTCTGCGCCTGTGTTGGAACAGCAGGTTTCGGCGTCCCTGGCTGATTCTCCGCATTGTAGATACTAGTTCCGATGGTCGTAGCAGCGGCAGCGCCACCAAAAATTAACGGCAGTAGGGCGACAAGTCCTTCCGGCATCAGAGCCTCCCCGCACAGGCCACATAAGTTCCCGGAAGTTTCACGCCATGTGAAGCAACTACGATGTCAATCAGCGATTTTTCATTCGGCCTTTCCGGGTCCGCCCATACCATATATCCGTTAAACCCGCGCGCCTTAATGTCTACCGTGGCTCTCAGCAATAGAGACCTGACGTCGAGCGAATGCGCGTCAGGGGTTGCCACAATGCGAAGTAGGATAGCGACGATATGCGCCGGAGCCGCAATCAGCGAAGCGACAATTTTTTCGTCTCGTTCGACCACCCAAATCCACTCCGGGTCAGTGCACGGCCCCGCTTCGAATCCGGTCCTGAGTTCCTCCGGAAGTTCTTCACCGACAATAAGATTCCTTACTTGCATCTATGAAATCAGCGCCGCGGCGCCAACCTCCTTGGATGTGATGTGCCAACTAAAGCGGTTGAGCTCCAACTGGCCCGACCCTGAAATTATGGCAGAGAACCTAAGTCCGTCCCTCATAAATGAGGCGAACACTTCGAAGTCTCCGGACACAGGAATCTTATATGACTGAGATGGCTTCTGCGCTCCGTTCACCAACGGAATAACGGTAATCGTCCCGCTGGTACTCGTTCCAATCCCACGAATGGCCACTCTCCGGCAATTCAATTTTTGATCGGCGGTCTGCGAGAGCGCTTCCGGCAATTTCACGCTCCAAATCACATTCGATGCAGTTCGTGCGCCTACTGCTCCGACATCCCACAACTGGTCTCCGGCCTGCCAGCGGGAAAGTAAGCCGTCCGAGAACCCGCCAAGGATAGTTACCGGATTCGCCGTAACCGTCCTGAACTGTGCGGCTGTAGAAATCGGGAAAGGTAAATCGACCGGAGCGGTCCATGCTTTTAGCACTAGGTCGTAGCACAGGATTCTAGTCAGCATCCCTAGTGAACTTCCGATAGGGATAGCGTTGCAGAACATCGGAGGATTAGCGGTCTGGAAACCCCACATTGCCGCCTGAAAGTTGGAATCGAGAACAGTAATGTCCTGTTCTGAAAAGTCCGATGTAGCAAATAGAAATGGACGAATATCCTCGCTAATGATTCTGTCCTCGACACCATCGAACATGGCGAATCCTAGATGAGCGAACCGCCCGATACCGAATCCTGGAACAAACTGAATACTTCTTGGCGCGAGGCATCCCATGTCCGTCTTGATTCTCTGAATCGTCAGATTCGGAGAGCCGAAGATCCCGACAATCTGGTACGCCGAATAGTTCTTGAAGACTACAAGGCTTCCTTCAGGAGGAATGCCCTGCGCGGTAATCGTGAAGGAAGCGAGCCCGGTCCCTTCCGTGCCATCGTCTTTATCGAGGAACGCCTGATTAATGGGATTCCACGACAAGGGGTTGTTGACGTCGCTCATTCGTAGTGAGCACGGCCCGTCGATTCCCGAGGCGGTATTTGTCGGAGAAGTGTTGAGAACCCAGAGAGAGCCTGCATACACGGTTGCATGGCCGGCGCCAGGAGGAGCGGGAGCGGCGGTATTGATCGGCCCTGCCAAGCGCCACAGGATTGAGCCGTCACCGACCTGCTGTCCTGTACCTGTCGGGAATGTTGGCTGCACGGCTCCGGTGACTCCGCCCTGAACCGCCACGTAATAGAACCCGTTCGATACCGTGGGAACGACTACGGAATTGGTGTTGAACTGGATGTTAGCGGCCCATACCGGAAACGCCGGGATAAACGAATTGGTGATTGGCAGAGCGGTTGTAGTCGAAGTGCCGCCAGCGGAAGCCGCTTGTCCAATAGCCGCAAGATTTCTAACCTTGAACTGTGTTGCGGAAATAACGGCGATGGTCGGACCCACCATATTGTATAGAGCATTGGTCACACCTGCCAAAACTACGTTCCCTCCCACGTTCCCCACGACAATTCCGCTAGGCGTTGCGGTTGTGACAGTGACTACGCCGAAAGCATCCACAGAGATTGCAGTAATAGCGGCAATGGTCGCTGGATTGGTCAGTGTCCCAGTGGCATCCGAAAACAGTTGCGGCGGAAAGCCGTTTCCAAGAGCCAACACCACGCGATTTGTAAATTCAACCATCTGTGGAATGATGGACACATTCCCAGGGATACCTCCCGATGGCGTCGCAGAAGATCCGCCACCGCCGCTACCTCCAGATCCTCCGCCGCCAGTTCCGCCGCCGCCTCCTGATCCTCCGCCGCCTCCTCCTTCAATAAGTACGATTGGATCGGCTGGAAAGAGCGCGACGATATTCGCGTTGCTGTACGACACTGGAAGGGCAACCGGGTTTCCAGCGAGTACCGGCATTTGATAAAGAGCTACTTGTTGTGTCGTGTCGGCAAGTGGTGGAGTAACTCCGACATTGAATGTTCCATTGGCAGTCGCGGAACCTAGAACTAGTCCTGGAATCTGCGCTCCGGCATGAGTGGCGGAAAACTTTGTACCGGAAATGATTCCATTGATAGTCCACGCCGTAGCGAATAAGGCATTCGTTCCTGGCACGTAGGAAAATATCATACCAACGCTCAAGCCAACGGTAGAGGGAACCGTGAATAGGCAGTTATAGATAAACAGCCCGCCAAACTGGGGAACGCCAGTGATAGACGCTAAAGTTACGTTATATAGAGCGACGTTTGAATCTGTCCCATCGTCCGTGAAAGTCACAGTCAACGTTCCAAAGGGAACCTGCGATACCGGGAGGTTCGCTCCGGTCATCAGTGTTTCGGTATTGGTAGCCGTTGAGCGATAGATTTTGTAACTCAGAGCATTAGGGACGATATTCCATGTCAGCGTGATTTTGTGATTGATGGCAACGGCTACGCTCGCTTCATTCGAAACGGTGGTCTCTCCGCCCGCTCCGTCAATGGCCGTGACTTTATAAAAGTAGGTTGCGGCGGGAAGTGTTCCACCCGCACCGGCATCCGTAGCAACGAGATTGAACGGGGCACCAAGCGGAATATCGAGCGCCTTGAATAGTGAAAGGTAGTAGCGAGGTACTCCTGTCGGTGAAAACAGGAAGTTGCACATATCCTTTCCGCGTCCGGCTTGCACTTGTCCGTTGAACGCATGAACGAGTTGTGAGCCGTCGCATACATCGAGAGCTCCGCGCTTATTGAGAAGAAGATTCGAGCCCCGCGGAAAAGTTCCAGGCGGTTGCGTATACGGATCGGTACACGCATTTAAACCTTTGAGGGTTGGCTTACTCGAAATCGCTTTATAAGTGGCGCTCATGGGATGACGAACCCGCCCCCGGTTCCACTTCCCCAAGTTTCCAGTGAATCAGCCGACTCCCAACCACCGTAAACCTGCTTCGGCCCGACGACGACTTTATTAGTGCGATACCACTCGCTCAACTTCTTGATGAAGTCATCTTCGAGTTTTGAATAATCGCCTACGTTCTGTTCCGCAAGTTTCGCTCTGCCAAGTCCGTATTTGAAAAGCAGTGAACCCCATCCCACCGGAAGAGGAAGAGAAACAAGAGAATCTCCCGGCTTGAATACCGGAGAGTACATTCTCCACCCTTGCCAGAATAGGTTTAGTTCGTTGACAACTGTACCCGCCGCGGCAAGAGCGACCGTCGTTCCGGACAGTCCTCGTACAAGATTCTTTAGCGTGTTCCCAACTACCCCTGAATAAGAACAAGTTTCCGCGCCGAATTGTACTAAGCCATTCGTCAACAGAAACCCCACCGCCGAAGTGAGTACCGCCTGCGTATCGGTCAAGGCAAGAGGAGCAGCGAGCGTCGTTACTGCCGCTGTTCTCGCCGGCTGCGGCCACACTTCGAACATCATACGGTCGGTAAATAGAGACAACGCCACGGAAGAAAGCACCGAAGCGGTTATCGCGTTCCTCCTGAAATAGTTCTGCGAGTCGTCCATGTCCAATGGATACCCGTCATACCAGCAAGCGGAGATCCGTTTCCATTCTCCTGGGATGATGTATTGCGGCTGGCCGGATATAGACCCGATGCCGGAATAGTCAAGGAGGCCCCCGCACACTTGCGAAGCGAGCTCGAGGCTTCTATTAATCCAGCGAAAGAGCGACGCGGCATTGATGGCGTCACCGTCGAGATCGGGGAGGTAGGCGGAGTTCCTTCCTGGAGGCACGCCTGCGGCACCCGGAGCAGAGATGGTAAATGGCAGTACCGCCGATTCGACGAATTGCTGTTCGCTGCCTGCGGCTCCCCCGGCAAGTGTAAAGTACACGCGAATGACGGAAGCGCCCGGAGGAAGTACTCCCGGGGTCGTTACCTGAATACCTTGACCGCCTCCTACTGGGCCGACGGCTGCGCTCTCCGTTCCTTGAAGCGTCTCACCCCACGGAGTTCTGAAGGTGTAGTTGAGAAAGTAGGTTCCAGCGGGAAGCGTGGAGGCAGCGGAAGCCACTACCCCGGCGACGAGTTGAGCGACAGGGGTAGGCAAGACCTGTGGTTGGTCTGTGATGGCCTCGCGTATATCCTGAATGAGATCCCCGACTAACAACGTGCCTCCTAAAAACTAACGGGGCCGGAAGGCCGTTGTCAGCCTCCGACCCCGTGAGGAGAGGTACTGCCGTGGAAAAATCTTTATAATTCCTCGACCGTGATAAATAGGTCGTAGGAAGAAGCAAAGATCGCTAGTGCGGCAGCGAAAAGTGCTGAATACTTAAGAATATTTTTCTTCATTGTTCTCCCTATGGTTCTGCGGCAATTTCGCAATCAGCCGCGCAGGTACCGCCAGCGCCAGAAGTGACGATAACGAAGTTGAAGAACGTCGCTCCGAAGTTGAGCAGCGTTCCGGTGGCTCCCCCGCCCGCCACCGACGTATCGAAGATGAAGTCTCCGCAAATATCGACCCATGCGGTCGCGGTAATCGCGAGCGCCGCCACCGGAACGTAGTCGTCGATCTGGACGAGGTTCGTGCCGTCTCCGGCCTGAATGATCAGGGAAACGAAAGAGGTGGCAACCGTCTGGTTATAGAGTTTCATGCGCCAGTAGCCGCGCGTCACCGCCGGAGAGATACTCCCCGCAGCGGGAACGCGAACTGTTCCACCGGCTGTGACTATCGCCGTGTTGATTACCTGAATCAGCTCGACGCCCTGGTTCGTGAATGTTGCGACTGTATTGACGATAGCCATGTGCGCTCTCCTTTAGAGCAGGTTCGTTACTTTCCCGCCCATTCTCGGGCTAAGGTCCGCCATATTCCAGGTGAGGTAGATGTTGCTTACTAATACACGTTGATTACTTGGTTTTACCCATGGGTCAATCACGAAGTAATCCGCTTCATGGAAAACCGGGAACATATATTTCGTGTTAATCACGTAGGCCACGTTCGGTAGGCAGTTGCGGTCTGCGAGCACGACGCAGTTATTGAACAGGAAGTGGTAGCGGAAGCCTTGCTGCAATGCTTCCTTGTCCTGAATGTTTTCGGTGAAACGAGTCGTCGCCTGGAACACGCCCTTGAATCCGGCGTAGCGCGTATTATCCATTACCATCAAGTCCGGCTCGTCGTAGCCGAATACTGTTGACCAATACAGCGCATCAGCGTTAGCGATCGAGAGCACAGCGCCGCCGCCAGCTACGTTCGCTTGCGGCTTCCAGAAAGCGTTCGCGGCAACGGAGCGGTCGATACCCGCGATTACGTTGGTCGTTAGTCCGATCCACGCATCAATCGAGTCGATGTCCAAAGCGGTATTCTGCGGAGCTACACCAAACAGCGACCGCGCCAACTTCTGCATGAAGGAACCGGCTGCCGTCTGGAACTTTTGCCGCACAATGTCTACGCCAGCGTAGCCACCGCGCCCGAGAATGATGTCGGTGTAAGGAAGCACTACCGCTTCGTAGTAGAACTTCCACTGTTGCTCGGCGGGCTGCACGACGTCTTGGAGAGCCGTATTGAGCAACTGGGCGCCGTAGTACGCGCCTCCGGTCGTTTCTTCCTGGAAGAACTCCGGATAGACAAGGGCGCCACCGGCCATCTTCTTGCCACGTCGCACCATTGCCCACATCGTCGGGCACGGGAGGAGCACTTGGTCACCGACCACGGGAGCGATGTACTTCTGTACCAAGGCCTGAACGGTGTTGACGAGTTGAGCAGGTGGAGTGGCAATGCCTGTTCCGGTAACAGAAGAGGCAAGCTCAACCGGGCCAGAGTACTCGTAAGAGTCTCGCTCAATGACTTCCATCGTCTCGATGTCATAGACGACGCGCGTTGAGATGAGCCTTGCCTTTTTCAGTTCGTCTAACACGATGGTTCTCCTTTAAGACTTAACCACTGGAGCCGCGTAAATCGTCATTACAGAGAATCGCTTAAGCCTTCACAACGGCGCGCTGTTTAACTGCTTCTTCGCCAAGAAACTCGCTGACGGAGCCAACCAAGTCTCCGATAAGTCCGCGGTCGGTAGTTCCATGAGACTGACAAACCGCGTGGATGACATCGGCCAGCGTCGGAGGAACGGTCTTCGGAACGAAAACGTCCTTGGTCTTGCCGTCTTCTGCGACAGTTTCGAAGTCGTAGTACAACCGGGGAAAGCGTAGTTCAAGAGGCTGCACGAGTTTTTCGGGAGCATCGGCAACGGTCGGCTTGGCCGCCGGAGTACTACCAGCGCTCGGAGGAGCGGGAGGTGCTTTCGGTGGGGTAGGTGTCATTTCTACGTTCCTCCTTCAGCGATATATTGCTTGATGACCATATCCAGTTCGGCCACCACGTCCGGATTTCCTCCGAGACCGTGATGCGCCAGCACTTCGCCAATAAAGTCGATCAGCGCTGGCGTCTTGCCATCGGCGTACAGATTCGGAAATTGTTGCACCAAGGTCAATTCGGCGTACCGCCTTCATTGAGAGCTACGATGTCCGGGTCGTTGGAAACCATCTCAGAGGTGAGTTCGCTGAGATTCTTGATCGGAGCCTCGGCACCCTTGGCGCGAGTGTGCGTCATGCTGGGTTTCGGGATGGATGCAGCACGGGCCGTCTTTTCCCATTCCTTACGTGCGCCAGCGATGGCTTCATCTACAGCGGCTTTCATGCGGTCGGGTTCGCTCGTGCGGTAGAGGTAATTTTCGAGCGTGGGAAGTCCCATAGCGTCGAGTTCTTTCGCGGCCAGTACTTCCGTGACCACTTCCTCGAATTTCTTGTCTTTCGGTTTGACCTTGGCTTCAGCCCACTGCCGGCGCATCCGTTCGAGCGCGTAGACGGACTGTGAATAGTCGAGGGATTTCTTGAGGTTCGCGGCGTTATCGTTTGCCATCTTCGCGGCCTGTTCGACGGCTTCGATGACTGGAACCAATTCTTCATAGAGCGGATTCTTCCGCCAGTCGGTGCCCTTTGGTTCTTCCTTCTTGGTGTTCTTCTCGATTTCCTTGGCTGCCGCCTGGAGTGAAGCGAGAATACCTTCCGCCTCCTTGGCTACGCGCTCGGCCTCTTCGCGCTTGGTTTTCAGTGCCGCTTCCTCCGACTGCTTGCCCTTCTTGAACATGCGAACGTCGCCAAGGCGAAACTCCGTGCCATCCGGCATCTTGAACTGGAGATCGTCTCCCGCTGCGGCGTCTTCGATAAGTTCGGCTAAAGTTTTTGCCATCAGTCTATCTCCTCAACTACCCGATTCCTGCCATCTTGCCCAACTCCGGAGCTCCACTGCTCCCTCCGGGCGGTTGCTGTGCGGGAACACCGGACATCTTGATTGGACCACCTACGGCTTGGAGTGTGGCTTGAGCCTGCTGCAATTCCTTGATGGCCGCATCGAGGCCTTTGAACGTGGACATAAGCGCGCGGCTCGCGGCCGGTGCTCGAAAGGCCAAGGTGGGAAGCATCTCCGCGATTTGTTTCTTGAGTTGGTTGACCATCTTTAGGGCGTATTCGGGATCGGCACCCTGCAATTCCCGCGACGCTGGACCGACTGACTCTTCGGCGCCCGGCGCACCCGTAGCTTGGCCAGGTGCTCCGGCTCCGCCAGCGCGGGCCTTGAGCATCTGTAAGATTGCCTGCGGATTGATCCCTGCCGCCATTCAAGTGCTTATCCCTTCGGAGGCCCGCCCTTGCGGGTGTTGCCCTTGAAAATTCCGTGTGTGAGTCCCATCGGGTCCGGTGGATCAATTGCGGACGGTACGTTCGCCGTCTCGGGATCATTCGAAGTCCGATTGCCCTCTTCGTTGATCGGGGTAATCAGTTCGTCGAATCCGCCCTTTTTCATTTTGTCCGGCATGTTCTCCTCTTTCTTCAAAAAGCTAAGGGGCGGGACGTGACCGCCCCCTGCCTTCCGAGTGATCTTTGCGCCTTACTACTTGCGCTTCCCGCCGCGGCGGTGTTTACGGCCTCTGCGTGCCATGTGTGGGCTCCTTTCCTCTTCCGCTACGCTCCGTTAAGAGCAGATCCCAAATAACGGAAGAAACAAAATCTTTAGTACCGTCCCCCGCGCCTTCGGCCTCGCCGCGTGGAAGTTTCGTGGTCCTTACGCCCTTTCACTCCGGTTTTCCCCATCCGTCGTCCACGCATTTTAGTGAGCTCCTTCGACGAGTTCTTGTGGAAATGGATTACGAGCGTCACCGCACTGCTTGATGCAGGCGTTTCCCATTCTCTTCACGTACTCGATGAACTGTTCGTGCTTCGGAAAACTTTTGACGCGGTGCTCTTTGGCAATCAGGAAGGGAACAGACTTGAGGAATTTGTTTCCGCCGTAGTCGATGACCACTTCAGCCTCGATGTATTCACCGTGGTTGAGGTCATCCAAGCGCGTGACGATGATTTGCTCCACGGATGGGAGTGTGGGGGTGTAAGTTCTTAGTTGTCAATAGCGGAGGTTCCGCCTTACAAACCAATATACTTCCAAAGTTTCATTTTCCCTATCTCATGGGCGGTACAATTCCTAACTCCGGAAGATCGCACCAACGAGACCCACTGCTTTTTGAGACGCGCATACTCTTTGCGAGCTACTGCCAATTTCTGATAGATATTCCGCATCTCCATGACTTTTTCTTCTCGCAGAATCGCTCTTCCGTTATTTTCTCCGTACTGATGTCTCATTTTCTTCATCGCATCTATCGCGTTATCCCGGTTAGTTCCAGTAAACAAGTGGGATAGTCTAACGCATCTTTTATTGTCACAACGATGACAGACGTAGATTTCAACTCTTCCTGATTTTTTTCTTCTAGAGAGTCTTCTTCCAGAAAGTTGCCAAGCAATACGGTGAACGCTCTCCAGTCTGTCGCCCATCCAAAACTGTCCGTAACCAGTACCGCTTACCCCTCCGGTCCACTCCCAACATGGGCCAAGCTTAGGATAGTGTTTAGGGGTAGGGCCATTCTTATCGACGTGACCCTAGAAGCGATTGATTCTGTCAATGCTATAAGGTGTTTGCATTTTCTAATTCTACTGCAATCCACCATCTTTTTCGACTATCTTGAAATACCGGAATGCCGCATTCAGCGAATCTTCCGTTGATACACCACTTCCGTATTTGGCGCTCGGTCCGGCCGTAGAACTGTGCGGCGAAGGTCGTCGAGCGCCAGTGGAAATGGACCGGAGAATCGGCGTGAGGAAAGAGAGTTGTGTGGGTTTCGCCATTCATGCCACATGCTTCCATGTCTGACCACGCGCAGCGTAGCCTACGGCTGAATTGCTTACGCCAAATATAGGAGCAATCTTCGCCCAATTACGGAATCCCTTACGATAGAGTGCACGAATTTCTCTAACTGCATCGTCATCCAGTTTCGCTAGTCCGTTTTTTACTCCGTAAGCCTGACGCATTTTACTAACACAATCTTCGGCATTCTGTTTACGGGTTCCAAGGAAAAGATGGTCCGGACGAACACAGGAATGATTGTCGCAGTGATGACATACTTCCAGACCTTCAGGTATCTCTCCGAAATTAAGAATCCACGATAGTCTGTGGGCATCGACCGGAGAATTATCATGGGTCAAGCCTACCGATAGTTGCCCGTAACCATCACGCTTGTTGCCAGTCCAATTCCAACATCCGTCGCTCTTTTCTACATACTTCCAGAAACGGATTTGCCAAGGAATGATGAAACATTGCCTACTGCAAAATTTAGCGGTACTCGAAGGTCGAGCGGAAAATCCTATCCCGCATCTCTGACAAGTAATTTGAATTGGCATTTATTTTTTAACACCCTTAGCCAGTGCTGCTAATTTGAGTTCCGCTTCAAGAGCCTCGCTTATTTCCTCATAGTCAGGTACGTCAAGCATTTGAAGTGCGTGCTTGCTATCAATTAAATTGGCCTTTTTAAGTTCAATGACCATCGCTCGGAGACTTGCTTGCGACATCGGACGTACCGCGCCTTCCGGCACATACACTTCGTATTCATCGGAAGCGGAATCAGGTTTCCACTTCGCCACATTATCGCCATCCCGGAAGATTCTTTCTTCGGTGAACGACTTGCTCATCGTGTAGAAAAGCAGATCGACGATTTTCTGTACGGAGTACGCGAAGAATCTTGCGGTAAGTCTGGTTCCTGCCTGCGACTGCGATACAGCCGCTTCAAATAAATCCGGTCCTACGTTCCCCGGAGCCATGTTTCCTTGACGCGCGGGGGTAGCTCCCCGCAATTCCTTCTGTAATCCGAGATACGCTTGCGGCAGCGTAATCATCTGCGAAGGGAAAGGCGGAGGAAACTTGATGTCGATGCCCTGACCTGGGGGAGAGTTCGCCGCGACGACCACAATCTCTCCGGCGAGATTCGCAAATGTATTGGCCGTGACTCCGGTGCTCTCATGGATGACCACGACGCCGGAGTTCAGGCGCTTGGCGTTTTCGAACGTATTCGTCATCTGCTGTTCAGCGGCATCCTGCAAACTCTTCGTATACTTCATCGGCGCCGGACACCACACGTTTTTCCACGGAGGAGTTGCCCATACCGGAACCGCAGGCCACATATCGGGCAATGGTATCCACGACTCGCCGTCCGCTAGAATCGTTCCCTCGCATTCGACGATCATCCTGCCCACCGGATATTTCGGAAGTGCATCGGGGATAGGTAGATTCTTTTCTGCGAACAGTGCGGCTTCCTTCTCCGTGACTTTCCGCATCGTGGTATCAAGGCAGTAGCATGTCCGACGCTTCATCAATCCATCGGTGTCGGTTTCCTCTCCGCTTGGAAGTCCGCGAGAGGTAATCGTCATCGGCCCGGGAGGAAGTTCAAGAGTTCCTGCAGGACCGCCAGCCATGCTCTCGGTTCGCGCCTTGGCTTTGTTGACGTTATCGGCGTGGTCCGGCGTTTCCTTCCTGATCTTATCGAGGTACACGTAGTCCTCGATAATCATCCATGACCAGTCTTCAGACCACGGGCTGCAGTAATCGACGTAGACGCTTCCCTGTCTCCGGGCACGCAACCACACTTCACCCTTGCCGCGGTTGGCGAAGGGGTCTCCTCCGGCTTGAATGAAAGCTGTCCCTGAGAATTGCGCGTAGACCTGAGCCATCAGAAGGTGCAAATTATAGAATTTCTTTTTCCAGTATTCTTGGAAGGCTTTCTCGCGTTCCTTGTCGCGCTCATCCTTCTTGTGGATGAACACGCGCATGTTGGTATCAGTGGCGTCGGCGGCTTCAGCTAAGAGGAGCAACTGTAACTGCGGAGCTTTAATTGAAGGACGCATCGACGGAGCACGTCTCGAAGATTCAAAAAGATTATAAAATTTTTCCACGGTCTCGTCGTGGTTCGGCCCGTAAATATCGCGGCGGGCTTCTTCTGATTGGCGCACCAGGTCGTCTATCTGCCTGCTCCTGATGTCTTTTCCAGACGTGTCGTTTTCTGTTTTCGGTGAGCCGGTCGCTGGCACTGTGCGGAACTGGGTATAGGCCATTTAGCGAAGCACGCGAAAAAACGTGCTCTCCTTGTTTAGTTCGGCCTCAATCACAGGGAGCATGTAGGAATACATTGCCCCGTTTACTGCCTTCATCAAATCATAGGATTGTTTTTCACGCGCTGTCATTGGCCGGATACGGAAGAGACCGTCGCTGCAAAGTTCGGTAGTGTGCGACTGTAATTTGGCGGCCGCTTTCCTAGCCCATCCAATTCTCTTGTAACCTTTCATGCTCTAGGTCTCCCGGCCTGACCTGCATGTTCGTTGTGATGCCTAAGAGTTCCACTACAGAAGCAGACGTACCGGGAAGCGACCTCTTTGCCGCCGTGCTTAACCTTCTCCGCGAGTTGCATCGGTTGATTGCAGTCGGGACAGTTCGGCCCAGTATTCGATTGTCCGGTAGCGATGGAATGATTCGGAGGGGCTGGAGGAGCAGGAGGCTTCATCAGTTTGCTCTCTCTGGCTTATCGTCAAGAAATTCTCTCACGGCATCGAGTGGGCTTTCGGTTCCGCCGTTCGCTCCGCCGCTTCCGGTCCTGAGATACTCACCGATCCGCCGCGTCTCTTCCATTATGTCCTTCACACTCATCACTTCGGAGAGAATGCCCATGTGCTCGTTGAGGCGGCGCTGTCTCATCTTCCATGCTTCGGTAGGCCCGTTCTCTTCGAGCATCCGGTTAAACTCCAAACCCATCTCCGAGAGAATATCGCGTGCTGACTTTACCTCTGGCGGAAGTTCTACGGCATGGTCCTGATTCTGAGGGGCGTCTTCCCTTCCTCCACTGCTTTCGCTAACTCCTGTGCTGCCGTCGCTCTCTCCTCCGCGTCCGCCATGTCCGCATCTGTCGGGACGCGGCTCCTCCGGGCTGTTTCCGCCGCTACTACCCTTGCCCTTTCGAGGGGCGCGACTTCGGCTGGCTTTGTCCAACTATGGCTCTCTGGCGCGACCGGAATCGCCGCGCCGTTGTCAGAAGTTACTCTCAGGGAGATTATGCCCTTTTTCTTCTGGTAGTCCACTAGAAGAATTTTCCCGGTACTTTGGCCGTCGTAATCTTCGGCCCAGAACTGGAGTTCTTTTCCTTTGGATTGCTCCACAAGGCACACAAGGATTCTCAGAACGGCTTGCGGGTCGCGTAAATCGAGATTGTAACTGGGCACAGTTTACCTCCAAGGATTAGCAGTAATAAATCCCCATCCTAAAATGACGGCTCCAACAAAAACGCAGAAAATTAGAGCAATAATGAAAACTCGATTGGCGGTCTTTTCCGTCACCAGGCCACCTCTTCTTCAAATTCTTCATTCGGGAACTGTTTTACGCGCTTCATGATTTTGGCGTGGTGATTGATGAGCGACTGGTTGGCGTCGTCGAGAATTGTATCGCCCTTCCCGGCCATCTTCATGCGTACCTCTTCGTCCTCTTCCTTTTCGTGAGTGACGGCAGGATTCATCGTGCGAGGCGGAGCGTACTGCCTCATGGCGATATTGGCGAGCATGGCTCCAAACAAAATATCGTCGTTCCCTTTCTTGATGTCCACCCGCCCCGTTTCTTTTCTGGTGGACATGCGAATCTGCGCGGAGAGAAGCGCGTCGAAGATTACGACACCGTACTCTCCGTTCGTCCCTCCGCCTTCTCTAAGCGCGGCTCTCATTCCTTCGTATAGCATCGCGCGTGTGTGTTGCGTCGTCTCGAACCATACCGCGTTCTTGCCGGTGGCCCACGATCCAACCTTGTCGTCCTTGCCCTTCCAGCGGTAGAGATTGGGATATTTGAGGATGTCACGGACTCCGGTGAGTGTCTGATACCCGTAGCCTCCGGTCAATTCGCCGTTTATCATCGCGCGGTTGTAGTGACGACCGAGAGAATTGAGATAGCACGCATGGACTTCTGGAACGACGTGCCCCACAAACCGAAATACTTGGTGCCCGGTATTCCCGTCGAAGCCCACATTCGCGGCAAAGTCCCGGCTATCCTTTTCGTCGTCGCCTCTTGCGGCGTCCGCACCGATATAGTAGAAGTGTCCCGGCTTAGGATCTTCCCAGATACAGAGTCCGCCGTTGTGATGCTCTCTGAGTTTCATGCTTCCGTCGTGGGTAACGTCGATGAACCCCTGCCATTTCGGAGGCTTATTGTTCTTTGCGGCCCACGCACGCTCGATTTCTTCGAACGCCGGAGAACCGGATACGATAAACGATTCTTCCCAGTCGGTCGGAAATTCCTGATGGAAGAGTTCGACGCTGCCGCCGCACTCCGGAGAATTAATCTTCCAGCGGCGCCACGCGAGTTGTTCCATTGACGCGCCGCGCTTCAGCAAGGCTCTCTCTTCCTTGTCGAGAGAACCGCGCTCCGCGATCGAGACTTCCGCAACACAGGCTTCGTCATCAAGCCAGGAAAGGAATACAGGTTCGTATTCGCTCTTGCAGTTGATGGCGTCAACCCACATTTCGTAAAAAATAGCTCCATCTCCATCCTGTCCGTTCGGAGTAGATTCGATAATTACGATGGTGTCCTTGTGCTCGGAAACCGCCGGCAGAACGGACGTATAGATTTCTCCACTGCCTTTATAGTGCGCGGCTTCTGAAAGGTGAAGGCCCGAGAGTGTAAACCCACGGCCGGAGGTATCTTTTCCGGCGGTGACGATCTGCATGAGTCCGTCTCCGTCTTCGTGCGGGAAGGTAATCTCGCGTTCGACATCGCGGAGATTCAGGAACTTGGCCTGCTTTGCGAGGTTCTTTGGAATCGAGAAGAGAGCTTTCGACGACTTGAACTCATGCGCGGCAATCAGAAAGTGCGAACCGGGCAGCCAACAGCAATGACAGAATCCGAGTCCTTCGGACCAAGAGGAGACTCCTACGCGGCGAGCCTTATCGACCACGATGCGGACAGGCTTCCCGTCTTCTTGTTGCTTGAGGGCCGCGTTGTGAATAATTCTCTGATTCTTTTTGAAAATAAAGGGAACCCGCTTATGAGAGTCGCGGTCTTTTATGGTAAACCGGGAGAGGAATTTCTCTGCGGCTTTTAAGTTCATATCTTGCGCCGTTCTAATTCGTTGTGGCAACGGGCGCACTGCCAATCCACTTCGAGAGGCTTCTTGTAGTTTTTGTGATGGCCTTGAAGTCCACTGCGACCATCACTTCTTTTCTTTGGAACATTGCCGCAGACAGAACATTTCGTTGGACGAGAAATTTTCCCTTTTATTATTGCTTTAGACACCGCCATTCTTGCGAGAACCTTTTCTCGCTGTTCCGGGTCTTCTCGGTAGCGCCGCATATTACGTTCATTTTCCTTCTGCATTTTTCCTGCTCTGCGGCGGCTATTACGAGCAAAGTCTCTTTTGTACGCACGGAATGATTCTGCATCTCTATGGTTGAGATACCACTCTCGCATGTACTCAGATTCCCTACCGGCCCACCTCATCTGCCGTCGCCTCCGGCTGCCCCTTGCTGCGCTCTGAGCCAGTCGTTATTGCAAGTGTCGTTGCAAAAATATAGTGACCGGATGATCTCCGGGTGATTCTTGTCGCGGAAGTCTTTCTTCGCCATCCACCGCGGCATCCCGCTAGGAGTTAGCCCGTTCAAATCTTTGCCGCATTTCTTCGAGGCGCACCTTATCTTCGTTTTGTCCTGACTTAGACGGTCGTTTAGGATGTGCCCGGCCTGCTCGCAAATCTTCCGTATGTCTTCGAGGTAGGCCATCGCTCGTTCGATGGTCAGTTCACGGAAGGGCTTAAGCCACTCTTCCTGCTCTGCTCTAACGCTCTCCCATCTCGATAGAATAGCTTCTGTTCTAACTTTCGAGATATGACGTTTGACTGGCTTTCCCGCGTACACGGTGCGCTGATACACGCCTCTCGGCATAGTTCTCTCCTAAGCTGGTTTAACTGTGTAACTCTTTGGTAAAAGCAGTTTATGATTCTCGCCTTCCGGTGGGTCTTCGTGCGCCACTTTGAATCGTACAATCTCCATCGGCGGATGACACTCCAGGCACTTCACGACGACGAGCATGTGATCGGGGAAGAACTTCACGGAGTAGCGGTCTTCTTTGCCGTGGTACTTGCAGTGGAATGCTTGTGCCTGGGCGAACTTCGGCACCATGATTTTATCGACGTCTGGCAACGGCCCCTCCTGAGACATTCATTCCGGGCGTGACCAACGCCATACAGTAATCCACGAGCGACTGCCTCTGTGACGGATGAAAGGCAATCCCGAATCTCTTGAGACGTTCTCCGAGTTCATCGGCTTCCTCGCGGAAGATGGCAATACACGTTTCTTCGATGTTCATAGGAGTATCGGGAGCAGGTGCGGGAGCTCCGGGCACGACGGCATCGGGAGGGTCTGGAAGGGATTCCACGCGGACGAGTTCTCGCGGTGGAGCATCGTGAATGTCGAACGCGGCGGCGAGTTCAGCACTCCCCTTCATAACACGTGAGCGCGCGAACTGTTCGGCGGAAGATGGTTGCGGAGCTTTCGGTTTTGCGCGCGGACTCATGTGAAGATTTTCACTTTCTTCATGCGCCGTTGGTACTCTTCCTCGGCTTGTTTGCGTCTCTGGACCGCCAGATCGAATTTCGACTTCTCACGTACACCGTCCTTAGACACAACAAAAAGAACGCGGCATGTAAGGCACTTGAAAGCCCAAGCATCCGGAGTTTCGTTCGCCAGGACAACATTGGACTTCCAGCACCCGTTTCCTTTAACGCTGTTCGGACACGACGGAATCTCCGCCACGATTCATCTCCTCGAATTTCTGCTTCATCATTTTTGGGACATCTCTCCGGCGGTACACGGCCTTGTTGCCCTTCCACCAGATTTTACGGTACTCGAAGAAAGTAAGCGTGTGGTCCTTGCCGCGGTTGGGATTCAGCTTCTTCCGCCACTTCTTTCCTTGCATGTGTCCGCCTACTCCCGCGTTCCAGCGCGAGAAGCCGACAGCAAGATCATGTAGGTAGCCGTGATAAGACTTGCGGATTACGGCGACGCAGAACGCGCGTTGCTTCGGGGTCAGGTTCTTGGCCTTGCCTTCACCAACACCAAATAGGAGCCTTCGTGCTTCGTAGCGTTCTTCGTATTCGGCTTGAGCGCGGACGCGGCGTTCCGCTTTCTCGCGCTGGCGTATCTCGCGTGCGGTGGGGAGAGTGTCCGGCACGTCGCCATCTTAGTGTTGTATCGCGGAACTTGGCAAGGGGTATTGACAATCGCCGTTAGTATCAGGTACAGTCCGGTTGGAGGGCCAATGTTCGACAGAGCAGAAATGAATACTCCGATGATGACGCTGGAACTTCGGATTCAGCCTCTAATCCGCCAGATAGTTCAGCATATGATTTTAACAGAGGGAGAAGCGACCTCCGCTATCGAGGATGCGGTCAATTCCGCCGTCACAAGTTTTAATTGGCGTGAGCAGATTCGTAAAGAAGTCGAGCAGACTCTCCAACATGAAGTTAGGAAAGTTCTGGAGAACATTACTAGACAACTGACGTGGGACGAAGAGATTCGCGCTCAATTCAAAAAATCAGTGATTCGTGCACTTCAAACGGAAGAACCCCGATGACCGTCACGGAAGCGGAGCGCCAGAGAATACTCGACGAGGAGCGAGAGCGCCAGCGCCGGGAGTTACGCGCGAGGATGTCGAAGTTGGGGAAGTCCCGGTCTCCGAAGAAGCGTGCAGCGGTAATCAACAATCTAAAGGCTGCACACGAAGCTCGTTTCGGAAGGCCATATGGCTATAAGAAAAAACCAAAGGTGAAGTGATGGCAGTGGAAACTTTTTGTTTAACCGAACAAGACATGATGTTTTTGTACGGTAAGACCTTGCGCTTGCTGGCGGCGGAGCACGATGTATTCGTAGTCTTCGACAACGACGGGACTCCGGTGCTCGACGGCGAGTACTACTTAGTCTCGAAGAATGGAATTGAACGTGTCGAATAAATTCGAAGGAATGCAAGAAGCCTACGAGCAAGTGGTATTCGGCTACGACGAGCCGGACTTGATGTGCATGAACGGAAAACTTCTGAAGGAAATGGCCATCAAGAACGGAAACCCGGTGGAGAATGATTCGGACGGTAATCCGATCTACGACGGCGAAGTGTACTGCCTCACGGCAAAAGGAATATTTTTGTGGCGTCAATAAACCACGAAGTCTCGATAGTTCACAAGCCGGAATACCTGGCGCATCCCTGGGGTTGTGTTTGCGATTGTGGATGGATGAGCGGGAACGTCACCGAGGAAGAAGCGAAGGAATCGAGAGAGTTGCATTTAGAGAGGCACCGCCATGATTCTAGTCTTGCGTCTACTACCGAACCAAAGGTGTGAAGGTTGCGCGGCTATCGGTCGCGTCCACGATCTCACGCGGCTCTGTCTCTCCTGCCTTGCTCCGTGGATTCACGTCGAAGAACGCAAAGAGAAGTTGAACGAGAGTCTGCGGCACAAGTTCGCATGGCCGGTAGAGAAGATTGCCCAATTCCGCCGTGAATTCCAAAGATAAACCACTCGTAGTAGACCTCTATACCGGACTCCACGGATGGGGCGAAGGCTTTCTTGCGGAAGGCTACCGCGTCATCGGCGTGGACATCGTAGACATGTGCGAGGAGTTAGGCCAGCCGCGGCCAGATGGAATCGAACTGTTGCTCGCGGACATCCTGACTCTTGATGGCGCTCAATTCAAAGATGCCGCCGTGATTGTCGCTTCTCCGCCCTGCACTGAGCCTAGTTACCGAGCGATGCCGTGGAAACGTGCGAAGGCTCTGAACGCACTCGGACCTCCGCACAAGTTCATCAATCTCTTCAATGCGTGCTTCCGGATTCGGGAGGAAGCGAGCAAAGCCGCCGGGCACCGGATACCGCTCATCGTGGAGAACGTGGTCGGTGCTCAGAAGTGGATTGGACAAGCCGGTTGGCATTTTGGCAGTTACTACCTGTGGGGAGATATTCCCGCGCTCATGCCAATTCCGAAGGCGCGAGCCAAGATACCTGGGCAAGACTGGAATCGCTTTGCACTGAACGGAGAAGTCTCACCGCACTGGCGGATGGAAGGATTGAAAACTCAGGACCACCTGAATATCGGGGATGGTCACACACACACGCGACATCTGACGAATCCGGCAGAGCACATCAAAGGCCCGGGTGGAGATTAGTTCAAAGATGGCAGGCAGGGACAAGATGCGTGCATCGAAGGAATAAAACAGAGTGGAATTTCAGGAACGCGGAACAACGGGAAAGGCGACCGCTGGTTTCAAGACGGCGCTGCAACACATGGTAGTAAAAGCAAGGCGCGCAAGGCGGCGAGTGCTCAGATAGCGAAGATTCCTTTTGCGCTCGCGCAGCATATCGCCAAGTGTTTCAAATAATCCGCCGCGGACCCTTCTGCATGGCGTTGTGAGCCGCGGCCGCTCTTGCCATCTGCGACCCGAACTGCAAGGCTTCATCGTCGCGCTGAAGTTTCTCAATCACGCCGACAGCGGAGAGTAGCATCATCCGGGCATATTCCTTGTTGGGCGTCTCAAACGAAATCTCAATGTTGAATGTGTCCGGGTCGGTCATCCTTAGCGTGATTGTCGGTACAGGCTTCGCATCTTCGCTCATCGGTTCACCCTCTCTTTCAAACTCGGCAAACGCTCATCTTCAATGACGCAGTTCTGTAAATATCTGCCCATCTGTTTCAGCAGATGCCTTCTCTCGCGTTCCGTCATATCACGGATCGAGCGTATTGGTCGAAGGATTACGAAATTGGGTAAGAGGTGCCTCAAATCACTCCTCCGTCCACGAACTCCACGATTCGCCGCTTCAACTCTTCAAAGTCATCGTACCGCGCTTCGAACCTCACCCCGGGCTTCACCACCAACTTCCTAGTCCAGTCGTCCACCAGCAACTCCACTTTCTCCCGAGTCACCCGGCGACGGTCGGTAAGGTTCAGTTTCTTCAAATCTTCCCAACTGATTTCTCCGCCCATTCTCGCTCCTCACTTTTGATGGGCCGGGGGCAGGATTCGAACCTGCGGCCTGGTGGAGTCGCAGGCTGCAACCGGCATACATTTACCCCGCCGGAAACAAGAACCACGTGCTCCACCCGCTCTATCCAACTGAGCTACCCCGACCCTCTGCCGCCCCAACTTGTTTCTCTCGGGCTATTTCAATACGGCATTGAAAGCATGTATTCGGCCTACGCTTACCGCTCGCAGTGTGTTTCTTGTGGCGTTCTTCCATCTTGCGCCGGAAACGTTCGTGCCGCTCGATTTGAGCAAAGATACTTTCGCGCTTCATGGCGCACCTCCCTACTGCTGGTTCTCCGGCACCGTCGCGATCGCCTTCTTCGCATAGAAGCAGGCTTGCTCCAGATGCGTCTTGACTAGCGCGAAGTACCGGCTATCCGTCGCCCCTGCCGGCAAACACCCTTGGGCGGTGCCGGGGTGTCCGATTTTGGTGGCCGTGGCTCGTGGGTCATTGCGAACCTAAAGTACCATGAACCCTAACGACGTTACAAGAACTATAGAACTACCCTGCCGATGGGACCCTCGATCTCGTGCCGCCTAAGCCTTTCTTATTAAGCGTAGGGTTCGGTTTTTCAATCTGGGTCCCTCCTACGGCGGGAGTTTTTCTGTGCTGATACGCTCATGCCGATGTACTGCTAATCGTGTGCCGATGTTAGCGAGCTCGAGCGCGCGTGTCTCTACCTGGCACTACTTTGGCGATTGATTGTCAGTGGATCGGCGGGAGGATTAGGAACAACGCGCGCAAGCAGTAATTCCGCCTGGCGCGACTGCGAAACCGTGTGGACATATTTTCTTCTTACCGGCCGGCGCCTTGACTTCCTTCCACGTTTTTTTATCACGCGCTACCGCGGCCGGTCTCTCTTTGACAGGGGATTGTCTCTCGATCGGCAAGGGAATAGTTTCCGCCGGCGGATCTGGTACGTGCGCTGCAGGAACATTCGCGCGATTGTCTACCACGCGCGCGCGTACATATTCTGATACCGTTTTCCCTTCCGCCGCGGCCGCTGTCTTAATCGATTCGAGCTCGTCTGCGAACATCCGTATATACAATGATACGTCCTGACGGTTACCGGAGAGTCTTCGCATAGGGATATCATGCAATACAATCTATTTTAGCGCAATACAAAATATGTCTTGACAAACTTCTGGAAGTGCAATACATTCTGGTTCGTGCAAAACATTCGAGAAATGAGGGTAATCCTCACAAAAAGCCCCTGTATTTCGAATGGATACGTGCTTTGCACCAATAGTGCATAGCCTGAAACCCTTTCAGGCGGAAAAGAGAGTGTCATGGATAAGAAACGGTCTGTAGTCTCAATCGAACAGGTGATGTCAGCTATCGAATCAGGCGAATACGCTGGATTCTGTCTCGCTTGCGGCGAACAGGCGGATGGAGTAGAGCCAGATGCACGCAATTATCTGTGCGAGTCTTGCGGACAGCGGAAAGTGTTTGGTGCGGAGGAAATTTTAATCGCAATGGCTCTGTGAGTGTTTCGCTAGTGCTCACGCGCTGTTCGTGGGCACAATGGGACACACTCCCACTGAGAAACCCTTCTCAGGAAAGGAATAAAGATCATGGCGATGAGTATTAAAACTGAATCCCTTCTGAACATTGGCGCGCATATATACGACGATTTCCTTGCTGGCGCGTGGACTCTTGACGAAACCAATGGAGCATTGGAAATTCTAACTGAATTGTCGGATGGCTCTATTTGGTTGCAGGTACCTGAGAATTGGTACGCGGTGCAATCGTGAGCATGTCTCTGCGAAGTGTCCCAGTGGGAGCCGACACTGTGGAAGTACTCTCCGGTCGCATCACAAAGGAAGATGCTTGGACGTTCGGAAAACTTGTCACCTGTACTCACAAAGTTTTCTACGGATCGGACGGTTTCAAGTCTGATTACCAGTCGCATCGAATCGAGTTTATTATCCTGGCAGTGGAAGGCGAGAAAACACGCGCGTACCGCTATTCCGGGAAGAATCTTCCCTACGCTTCCAAGATGAAAGAAGATTTGCGGCCGCATCTAGGGGTGCAATCGTGATTTACCGTAATTTAGGCTACCGCAAGACTTCCGATGACATCGTAAACCGTTCGACGTGGACGGAGTTATATAAGCGAGCTCGCCGGCGAGACTTGTGTCTGTCTGTTTTGTTCCTAATTGCTTTCCTTGCGTTCCTCTTGACGCTGATTGCGGGGGTAAAATGAGTCTATTTCCTGAGCCGCAAGGCGCATTAGGTTTCCCTGTCTCTCTGTCTGAAAAGTATCGGCCGCGGAGTATTCGAGACTTCATCGGTTTAGAGAAACAGCGTAAGGTTTTAACCGCATTCGCACAGCGGCCAGTAGCGTGCGCGTGGCTATTGATCGGCGGTAGTGGACTAGGTAAGACAACGATGGCGCGCGCCCTGGCGGAAGAGATCCAAGCGGACACGCATTTTATACCCTCTCAACAATGCAACGCGGAGACCGTACAAAATACCTGGCGCCTATGCTGGAACATTCCGCTATTCGGTCCTAGTGGCTGGCACGTGATAATCGCAGATGAAGCGGACGCTATGTCCAATGCCGCGCAGCTTGCCCTACTGTCTAAACTGGATTCTACTTCGCCGGCGCCGCAAACTATTTGGATATTCACGGCGAACGATTGCGAAAGACTTGAGAAAAGGTTTCTCTCCCGCTGTAGGGTGCTGGAATTCTCCGGTTATGGGATGCGCGGAGACCTGGCCGCATTCTTGGCGTCTGTCTGGAAAGCGGAGACCGGATCGGATGGCACGCTGAACTGGGAGAGGATAGCGAAAGACTCGGAGAACAACGTCCGAAATGCTTTACAAGTTTTGGAAGTGGAGTTACTCGCAGCATAGACCGTAACCCTATGTCTGACAGCGCAAAATACCTACGGGAATGGAAACGCAGAAACCTGCGGAAACGTAGGGAGTATTTCGAGAAGTGGACAAAGGCGAATCTACCGAAGTGGCGCAAGATGCGTACTGAGTCAGTGCGCCGATGGAGAAAGGCACACAAACAAGCTCAGTACGCTCAGAGCGTCGTATCAAGAGATATTCGCAAGGGCAGACTGAGAAAACCAGACCATTGCAGCCGATGCGGCTTGGTTTGTCGCCCACACGCACACCATGAGGATTATTCCAAGCCACTACAGGTCATTTGGCTCTGTCCTCTTTGTCACGGAGCGGAGCGCAGAAAGCCGTGAGGAACCTGTTCACATCCGCACCGTTCACGTTCAGCGAGGCCGGAGGGCTCATAGTCCTGGAGTTCTCCGGCAAGTTGGACAAACTAACGAGGGTAAGAGTAGGAGCCTGTGGGTTCAAGTGGGATGAGACGCGGAAAGCGTTTGTAAGAAAGAACAATTTCGACGGGATCAACGCAGCAAACTATCTCAAGGCACAACTGGAGGCCGAATATGGGCGACACTGAGAACGGCAGTTGGGGGAGTAGAGAGTTAGGCGGATTCATCCGACGCGAAGAGGCGAGGAAAGACAGAGAGGCTACGAAGGCACACACGCCGGGACCGTGGCAGGCCATCCGCTGCACTTTCGCAGACGGCGCCGAAGTGAAGTGGTTTATTGAGCACGACCACCATCCGCGATTCCCTAACGCAAGGCCGTCTATCGCGGCAATGAATGGGCCGTGTATGTTGTACTCCAATGCGGAAGCCGATGCCCACCTAATCGCCGCGGCTCCGGAGTTGTTGGAGGAAGGCAAAAAGTTAGTCGCGTGGCTCATCCACCTCGCGGAGAAGTCGGAGATTGAATCTCAGGACACTCGTTTTATAACTCTTGCCGAGGCGCACCGAGCCGATGCAAAGAACTTCCGCGCGACGGCCAAGGGAATGCAGGCCGCAATCACTAAGGCGGTAACACCATGAAGACGTATACGTTGGGAGAAGCACTCCGGGAGAACTGGAAGAGCCTCATACCGGATGTACTCGGAGCGATACTGCTGTGCCTGGCCGGGTGGGGCTTGACGATTATGATTTTTTGCCTTGGTGGGCCGCACTAATGGCTAAGACTCTCGCCACACAGAGGAGTTTGAAGCACCTACGAAAGTTGGGTTGGCAGTGCGCGATCGTGGAGAAGTGGCAGATGCGGCCGCAAGCCGCCTATGGTGTCCGCGTCGACGTGTGGGGATTCGGGGACATTCTCGCGTGCAGGCCAGCGATTCGCCGACCAGAGACCGACGATAGGCATTGGTATGACCCGGCTATCGCCCTGATTCAGACATTCCCTCTCTCTGGCTGGAAAGACCACGCCGAGAAGATGCAAGAGCCGGAGATAAAAGCCGCGATCGAGACATGGAAAGCCGCCGGTGGAATTGTCTTCATGCACGGGTGGGCTTTTAAGTCGAAAGACGGTACGAGAGGAGGAAAGAAAGGTTGGGTATTGCGCGAGGAGTCGATTTAGCTTGACAGGTAATTTATTTTAATTTACATTTACCGCGCCATGCCAAAACCAATCCTAATCCGACCGAATACAGAACTACTCAAGCGTATCCGCGAAGCGGCCAAGACGGAGAAGCGTAAGCCTGGGCCGACTGTCCTTCTCCTGTTGGAGCGGTACTTCGAGCAGCAGAAGGCTATCTAATGCGCGTCTACCACAGAGAAACGCGCAGGTATACGTTCGATGACGTTTGGGAAATCTACGCGCTAGTAGATCCTCGAACAAAAAAGCCTAGATATGTAGGGTGTACCCGATGCGGATTAACACGCCTCTCCCAACACACAGTTGAAGCTCGCAGTAGAGCGCATGGGAACGAACGTGTAGGAAGGTGGCTGCGGCGACTAGATAAACTCGGACTGTGCCCAGAATTTAGAGTTTTAGAGATACAGACCACTCTCGCAGGTGCCCAACGCGCGGAGTTTAAGTGGATACGAGTTTTCGGTGAATTAAACATCAATGGCAACCCGAAACTCATAGACAGGAAAAGAAAACCTTGGAGATGGGCGGATTTATTGAAGCGAGGAAAAGTGAAGCATTGGAACCCGCGTTGAGTAAGGAAAGAAAGAAAGAGGAGGGTAAGTCATGGCACTGTTTTATAAACTATGGACTCACGACTATTGCAGCCCGCTACGAGGCGGTAAGCCTGCATGGGACGGCACCCTTCCGTTCACGCTACCTACCGTTGAGTTAGATACCTCCGCCGCTGAATGCGAAAGAGGCTGGAACTTTGTGGACGACCTAGCCAAGGGATTCCAGATCGCCGGGATGTGGCCGAATGGCAGGCCGTCTTGCGTGAGTATCATCGAGCCGAGCGAGGACGCTATACATCGCGGCGATAAGTGGCGCTCATCAAGCGGAAAGATTGTGCGCTTTGCTACTGAGGTCGAGATCGCTCAAGGCGTTCAGCAATTCTCTAAGGTGTTCAAGGGTTTCGAATCCGAGATGGCATCCGAACAGATTTCATGGAGGTACGCGCTTGGCCGACCTGAGAATAATGAAAAAGCCGTCGTGGAGCACTTGGAAGCAGCACTTGAGAAGCGAAGTCTTAAGTGGACTGTTAAAAAATATAAAACTGCGCGGGATGCGTGGGTTGCGTGGGATGCGCGGGCTGCGTGGGATGCGTGGGATGCGCGGGCTGCGCGGGATGCGTGGGATGCGTGGGATGCGTGGGATGCGTGGGATGCGCGG